AATGAAGCACATCAAGGTCTATATAACAGAAAGCCGTACGAAAGATAACCGCTTCGCACAAGCTTCTATCCGTGGCATCGAAGATAATACGGGTGAGAGTTATTCTTCCTCTCACCCTAAACTTCTTCAAGACATCATTTGTCACGCGCTATCCCTTGCGCACGGTGTTGAGATAGAAGGCAACAACGGATTTACTTATACATTCCCATTCAAGCTATCATAATTATGGCGATAGAAAAACTCTACTTAGAACATAAACAGACAGGCGGACGACTGACCGCTGACGAATTTAACAAGTTGCCTGAAAAGGTCAACGAGTTAATCGACGCACAGAACACAGAGGAGGAACGTGTGAAGAAGACGATTGCAAAGAACCGTCCTTCGCTCGGACAGATTTCAAATGTAAATACTGAGGTTGACGAACTCACATCCGAGACATGTGTACTCGTATGGAATGGTGATCAGTGGGTCCCAATGAAGTTGTCTGAACTCCCTATTGGGCAAGGTGGCGGAGGACAACAGCAGTCTATTCTCTATTACTTACGTGCTGTCAATCAGTCTCCTTCTACTACTCTCTCTGCTTCTAAGTCAGCTGGTGAGTGTGCTATTAAGTTTATGTTTGTGTCTCGCACTAAGGACGTCGGACAGAGCGATTTTATCGACACAGGAGAATGGGGTACTTACGAGATCTTCGCTAAGGCTGGAGATGGAACGTTTGTCTCTAAGGCTCGTGGTCGCTGCCAGTCAAACACACTCACCACTGTAGATGTCTTCAAGTTCCTCGAATCAGGACAAAACAATATCATGGTGAAGATTACAGGTGAAGTGACGGGTCAGACCTCTCCTGCTTTAGTATATTCAATCACACTGTCTGCGCTCTTCCTCTCAATATCAGAATTTAACTGGTGGAAAGCCTACCAGGGAGATATTGTGCTGCCGTGTTATATCAGTGGTAACATCTCGAAGACGCTGCACGTGAAAATTACGGGTGAAGGATACGAACAGACGTATGAGCGTCAGTTCGGTACAGCAACTTACACGTCATCGCCTGTAGCCTATACCGTTCCATTCACGAACAAGACAGGTCTTTTCCATCTATCTGCTTGGCTATCGAATGAGGATAACACCGTTCAAACAACACCTGTAGGCTACGACTTTATGGCGGTAGCTAATAACGAAGCTGTGAAGATGGTAGTCGTTAACAATAAGGCTGAGAAACTTCTTAACTGGTATGAGAACAAAGTACTTGAATATGCCGTTTATGATGGCAAGGCGGTAACAACACCGCTGTCTATCTTGATGAAGAAGGATAACGAGGTGCTGCAAGAGAATGTGTCAGAGAACACGCTGACACAAACCAAGATGCAGTACACGCTTTCGCTTGAGGTTGAGACAATCGATAACTCTGATTTTACGGCACTCATCGGATTCCGTACTCACCCAACAGACGAGGTGCGCTTGCGTGATGCAATTCCTTTCCCTGTTGATAATTCACAGGGTTATTCTGCTACTGCTGGAGCGGTGTTTTATTTCAATGCGAAGAACAGAAACAACACCGACACCGACCGCAGTGTCCTCCGCAATCTTATCAACTCTGATCATATCGGTTCTGAGTGGCAGAACGTAGCCTTCTCACGTGACGGCTGGGTGACGGATGATGAAGGTGCACGCACATTGCGCTTGCTCGCAGGTTCTCACCTTACTATCGATTACAAGCCTTTCGCTAAGGAGGCAGCACAGAGTGGAAAAACCATTGAGATAGACTATCAGATTAACAATACATCTGATTACGATGCAGAGTGTATTTCTATCGCTATGCCTTATCAGAAGGGTTATATCGGTCTGAAGGTGAAGCCTTCTTCTATTATGTTCGCAACTCGTAGTGAGCGTAATGCTGATGTGCAGGCGATGAGTACAGATGATGGCGTGCGTATTCGCCTTGCACTCGTAATCTCTCCTAAGAAGTACACCTACGTCTTGAATGGAAATACCTATTACCTTAACCTCGTGTACCTCTATATTGACGGCATCGAAGCTCGTAAGTTCGCCTACTTGCTTACAGACTCTATGCAGATAGGTTCAGGAGGCGGTATAGTCATTGGTTCTGATAAGGCTGATGTCGATTTGTATTCTATTCGTGTGTACGACAGCGCAATGGATGCTGCAAACGTACATCAAGACTATATCAACGCCTTGTCGACTGTCGGTGAGAAGAGTGCCGAGAAATTAGATAACGACATCTACGATACACTCGGTACCACGGTTGACTTTGACAAAGTGCGTGGCAAGGTCAATGTGTTTACTTTTGATAAGCCACTCCCAGCGTATGAATATGGTAAATCATACAAGCCTAAAGGCACGCTGGAGATATATCCGAAAGACGGTAATACGAATCTTAACCGTTTGACGATTACCAATCTTCAACTGCAAGGTCAGGGTACATCTTCTATGCTCTATTATCTATGGAATTGGAAAGCGAAGGTAGCTAAAGATACAACTATCGTATATGAGGACGGACAGACAGAACAGAAGAAGTTTGAGCTGTTCAAGAACCTGCCGAAAATCTCTAAGCTAACCGCAAAGAAGAATATTGCGTCTTCAATGCAATACCACAAGATGGGCTCTGTAAATTCCTTTACCGACCTATGGAAAGCGGTAGGCTTAACTAACGAGGGAGTCGAGCAGAATAGCGAAGCACGAGTGTCAATCTACCAAGAGACCTTCGTAGGCTTCGAAAAACAGACAGCAGAGGACGGAACTGTTACATATAAGTTTGTCGGTCTCTTTACCATCGGTCCAGATAAAGGCGATGCTGCTACTTTTGGATATGATAAGGATTTATTCCCTGACCTCTTATCAATTGAAGGCTCTGACAACTCCCCACGCTTGACACTCTATCAAGTGCCTTGGGATAAAAGGCGCATCCGTTACAACACGGAGGAGGAAGCCTATCAGTACCAAGTCTCAGAAACCTCTTGGGAGAATTGTTGGGACTTGGATTATGCTGACCTCCCAGCGGATGATAAGACAACAGCAGACAATGAAACTCGTCAGCGTGCAGAGCAGCTCGTAGAGTCGTATGTCACAGCTTATAATATCATCTATTCGTGCAATACATTCATTGAGCCTTTCAATGGAACGCTTGACGAGTTGAATGCTGATCCACACTCAACACACATTGAGTATTGGATTGCAAAGGCTGGTGATGAAAACCAATACAATCTATACTATTATGATAGTTTGTATAAGAAATTCTGTCCATCGACGCTTGATAGCGGTGCAACAGTGGTTAATCTCCGCCAGCAGTTAGTTGGCGATAAGTATGGATTGCCAGAGTCTGTGTTCAACTCGATTAGTGATGCAGCCCAGCTCAATGAGTTATTCAAGTCAGCACGCATTCAGAAGTTCCGTGCTGAGCAGCCACAGGACTGGGACATCATGGACCTACTTTTTCATCAGTTATACGTAGAATTTAAGGCAGCAACGGATAACTGCGCCAAGAACACATATCCGTATAACTTTAATGCATAACAAACATGTCAAAGAGCAAATGGAGATTCAGACAAGATGACCTTGATACAATTCTAACGGTCATCAATCAGGGCTTGATGAAAAAGCCTTACTATGTAGAATATCACGACACCTACGAGGACGGTACTCCCGTTTGGAACGGAGAGAAATCCGTGCTGTGGAACCTGATGGAACAAGCGTACCCAGAAGAGCGTGCGCAAATGATGAGACGAATGATGTCTAAAATGGAGGAACTGGGAGGACTTCAAAAGGGTACGCATCAGCAGAAACTCTTTGCGTACTTCGAGAGGTATTACTTCTCAGTAATTGATAATTTCTCATCTATGCTCTATAATGAAGATGGCAAGCTATACGAGAAGATGAAGCTTGCCATGCTGCAAGGTACATATACGAACGATACCGACCCTCTGGGTCAGTCGCTTGGTGACGGAAAGTCGCCTGAAGTAGCGTGGGTAAAGAAACGCATCCAATACCTTATGTCTAAGTACTCCTTTGGTGACTACGACGCAAAGACGGCTGAAGGTGCTATCACTGTGCGTACCTCCGCACAGGCTGATGCAACAACGAACTCAATCGTTTTGCGCCTAACACCAGCAATGAAGTTATATCCTACAATCGCATACGGTACCACAATTATGCGTGGTGCTCGCACGGATGCTGGTAAGCCGTGTGAGATAGTCGTAGACATTAACGGCACCAGTGACCAGCAGCTATCTGTCAAGTCAGCTGACTACCTGCTCGACATTGGTGATTGGAGTTCGTATGTAATTAACGGTGCGCTGTCAATCATTGGTAAGCGACTCAAGCGATTGAAACTCGGTGATGAGAACGAACAGAAGGTGAAGATACTCATAGCTTCGCTTACGCTCGGTAATACCACCTCGTTAGAGGAAATTGATGTTCAGAATATATCTACGCTCGGAGGTTCACTCGATATGCGTGCTAATTATCGTCTGCGTAAGTTCCTCGCTGGCGGTTCATCACTATCAGAGGCACACTTCGCTGATGGTGGTGTACTCGAAGAAGTCGACTACCCAGCTTCCACGTCATACGTGGAATTAAAGAATCTCGATAAGCTCACGAATGAAAAATGCAACACAGAGGCATGCGCTCCGAATGTTATGAGTTACTTCGTCAGTGGATGTGACAATCTCCAGCCTGTCAAGCAGCTCATCGATATCATGGATGCGCAAGTAGGACAAGTTCCTCACTCCCTGCGTTACGTGCGCTGTGTCGGATTCAATGAGACTTTCACGGATGGACGAGCATTCGATAAACTTTCCCAGCTCGTCGATGGTACATATCAAGGCATCGATGCAGAAGGTCAGTACGGTAACGACCCTTACCCAGTACTTGACGGTACAATCAACCTCACCACAGGCGCATATCGTGACACCTACGATGCGTTGATGACTCATTACCCAAAACTTAAATTGAACATCGCTAAGTGGTGGATTCGATTCGAAGACCCTGAGGTGAAGCGTATTTGCGTTGAAAACTGGGATAAAGACGGTGATGGAGAACTCTCTATGGAGGAAGCAGCTGCTGTTAGTTCCATCGGGACTATATTTCAAAACCTCACAATAAAAGGTTTTGCAGAGCTTCGGTACTTCACTTCCTTGAAGAACGAAAGAGAAATGTTTAAAAACACTACTTTCGGAACTATTGAATTGCCAGAAGGGTTAAGTAAGGTTCCTCATTCTATGTTTCGTTTTAGTCAAGGAGAAAATGTAATTATACCTTCTTCTGTAACAGCTATTGATGAACTTTCCTTCAACAGCGCAAGGATAAAGAACTTGGTATTCAAAGGCGACACGCTTATCGAAAAAATCTATTATTGGGGAATCCTTTATGCACGTATAGAGAATTTGTACGTCGCTCCTCATTTAGTGGAAAAGTACAAGCAAAGTTCAATATGGGGTTCTCAAAAAATGCAGGGACACTTGGGAAATATCTTACCACTCAGCGAGTATCATTCTTGATACTCACTGAGTGGATGCAATCGAGATAGATAAGGAAAGTTTTTCCACGCTTCCTTGTATCTTGATAACGAAGTATCTGGTACATATACCTTTAAATCCGTAGGTATATGATTGTAAGTGTTTACATTGAAAAAACTTCTGTCTGTGAATGGTATTTCGCTACAAATTACCACTATTTTAATGTTTTCACTAAAAAGGAAAGTTCGATATCCATGAGATTTAACCGTGGATGGAATCCATACCTCTTTTAGATTAGGTATATCTCTAAAAATATCAGCGTTTAAACGCTCTATTTTGAAATGACGTAATGCTTTTAAACTTACAATCTTATTATTGTTGTAAAATTTAGTCCCGATGGGATTAAAACAGTATCTAAACACCATTTTAATCCCATCGGGACTATCTTCTACAATATAAAAACAGATAACCTATCAGACTTGAAGCATTTAAAATCCATCAAGTCCCTTCCGTCTGTATCGTCCGCTCCTCGTTCATACTTCTATAATACGAAAAGAATAGATATACCAGAGAACGTTACATCGCTTGGTCGTTATGTGTTAGGTTTCAATTTAGCAACAGTTGTCGTTTTTCATGGAAAGACTCCTCCAAGTCACGACTGGACATTTTCTAACACAACAGGAACCTACGATACATGCACACCTAATGGGTGCAAGTTCTATGTCCCAGACGAGAGCTTAGAGGTGTATAAAAAGGCTTTTACAAGTAACCCTTCTCCATTAAGCGGAATATCTATTATTCGTCCTATGAGCGAGTATCACGAATGATACTTACTCATAGGGAGTATCGCTTTTGCGAACTTGCTATAAAAAGGAACCTGTTTGTAAAGTTCAACACTTCCGTCTGGAACATATAGCGTCGTGTCTTTATGAGCAAACCACAAGAAATATGCAGAAGGGTCTGTGTTCTCAGGAGGAGTTTCTGCATGTAGTATAACTCGCTTCAACGAACGAGCACCATTAATTACCATTCCGAAGGTAAATCGTATATCCTTACTTAATATAACTATTTCTTCGACATCATAACAATTCATAAGTAATCCACCATTTACTTCCTTTAGAGAACTCGGATAAACTACACGCTTCAAACCCTTACAGTCTCTGATATGGGTAAAGTTAATCCGTTCCCAATGGTGTAGAAAACTTAGGTCTAAATTCTTGATCGAGTCTTTGCCGACGAATATAGTTCCGATGGGATTAAAACACCATTTGAACACCGTTTTAATCCCATCGGGACTAATAGATTTCAAGGCTTAGATAGAAAGAATGGTATATTAGATCTATCTATCTTTAAAAATCTAACATTTATTAATAGTGGAGATTTACGTTATATAGTGCACCTTAATAAGTTAATATGCCCACCATCTGTTACAATATATGATACTTGTTTCTATGGATCAACGATTGATACTATTATCGTTGAAAATATGGAGCAGCAGACTTCCTTATTATGGGGACTCTCTTTTAAAAATTTTATCATAAAAAGTAAGAATCCCCCTAAACAAGGAACGAGAGCTTCCTATGGTTGGAATAATAGGAAAGGGGCAAGAATCTTTGTTCCAGACGAGAGCGTTAACCTATACAAGGCAAGTTCTTCATTCTCAGACATAGCAGAATATATCTATCCACTTAGCGAGTATCACGAATGATACTTACTAAGCGGTTCATATTCTAACCATGGTGCGAGATTAGCAGAACGGTAAGAATCTACACTTTTATCAGGAACATATATGTGTTTTATCTTCGCTCCGAAGAACTCCCAATATCCAAATATTCGAGGGGGCTGAATTCCATGGAAAATCAGATTGTCGATACGTGCTTCGTGAAAGCAAGTACCCGAGAGAAAAGATACAGTAGAAGGTAGCTCTATCGTTCTTACTGTGGCTTTTTCAAAGGCTCCTGTCGCTACTTCCGTACAACCTTCAGGTATTACTATAGACTCTTTTACTGTTATTTTTTGGAAGGCTCCACCGCTCAGCTTGACAGTTCCAAACATAGCAAGTTCTTTCAGCGATTTAAACGATCCGCCTCTAAACATAGTCCCGATGGAACCTTTACCTGAATGCCCTTCGTATCGCTTTGTTTATCGTTGTGTCTTTCACAGCAGAATACACCTGCGTTGTCTTTATGCTCTGATGACCTAATATGTGTTGTATAATAGGTAAGCTCACTCCCTTACTCAATAGCACAGTAGCGCACGTATGCCTGGCACAATGAAAAGTAATGTGCCTATGTATGTTGAATCGTTTAAGCACACGCTTCAGTATCAAGTTGCAGCGTGCGTTACAAGGTAGTTGAAACAGCTTACCAGTAGTGGTTTTGTTCTCTTGTATCATTGTTGCTGCCTTGCCTCCAAACATCTTAGAGATAGGTATTCGTACCTCGTGGTCAGTCTTCTGCATACGCATCACCACCCACTTGTTCCGATAGATATTCTTAACGTGCTGCTTAGTTACTTGCACGATGTCTGAGAAACGAAGACCAGAATAGACACTGAATAGAAAACCTTTAACCACCTTTCTCTCCTCTTCTGTTAAGTCTTCCTTCTCCTTATCTTCTATCCTCCTCAGTTCTCTCTCTGTCAGTGATTGCTTCTGCACATTCTCTGTCTTGATGTGATATTTGCGAAAAGGATAGACAGTCATCAGTTCCTCGTCGATAGCAAGATTGACGAATCTACGAAATATCTTCATAAACTTTGCTATGGTATTAATCGCATATCCAGCATTCTTTAGGAAGTTCTCGAAATCGCATATACATTTATAATCAATCTGCGTGAAGGTCATACCTTCTTTAAACCGCCTTAGTACCGCAAGCGCAGCCTTATGATTCGCAATCGTCCCAGCTGTATATGTCTCCTTATTTATCTCACCTTCCATCCAGTCGAGGAAAGAACTATCCTCCTTGTATGCAATCAGAGTAGGGTTGCCAACCAATTTGTTAACGTCGCCAATATGCTTGATGACGTATTGCCCATCTACTTGTATCTGTATTAGTGCATTATGCCCTTTTAGTTCATTACTAAGCTCACGAAGGATGTTCTGTATATTCATAATTGTAGGAAAGATGGACTGTAGGACGAGAAATATCCATCCTACAGCCCTGCTTTTAATAGAATTAAAGCACTCCCTTGTAATTTAATAGCAGTTGATTAGCCTGCTGAATATCCTTGGGAGTGTATATGTCTGTAATCAATATCGATGAATGTCGTGCCTGGTCTCTCACGGTAAGTATATCGGTGTTCGCACGCAGCATATTCGTGATACCTGTGTCTTTGAGACTGTAGAACTTGTATCTGTCAGTCAGATTCAAGTTCGTACGGATATAACGACTCCAGTAATCTCTGAACGCCTTTTCTGTTCGTCGTTCCTTTCCTGGTCTGAAATCATTACTAAAGAGAAAAAACTGTCCTGGACTATCGAAGATGCGCAGGTCTATCATTAACTTAATGACATGATCAGGAAGCGTTAAGAGAGCATCGTTATGATTCTTTGCTATTGAACCGTGAAGATACAATGTTTTCTTTGTTATATTAAAGTCTCCTACCTTAATATAACTCATCTCTTTTGGGCGCACGAATAAATAATGTAGGATATAGCAGGCAAGCAGGTAATGCTTGTTATGGTTCATCAACCACCCCTTTATTCGCTCCAGGACATCATCAGGAATAACATCGCGGTTCTTAAGCTGACCTCGACGCTGCACGATAGAAAAGTGTTCTGTAGGGTCTGAAGATATATAGCCTCGCTCCAATAGATACTTACAGAACGTCTTAATCCAAGAGAGGTAATTGTTTCTCGTTCGAAGCGTGTTGTTTCTATCAACAAAAACATACTCTAAGAATTGCCCTACCATCTTGCTATCGAATTGATAAGTGTAATACAGATTGACGTTCTGCTTCTCCTTCCACTCTTTCAGTATCTTAATCCTACTGTAATACGAAACAACAGACTCCTCACGCATGTTGTGTTCCTTAAGGAGTTTGAATAGATAAGCCTCGTACTTTGTGCACGCATCATCGAATGATGTGTACTCAAGAGGTTGTACGAGTTCCACCCACGGGTTCCAGCCTTGCATAAGTTTTTCAGTCAACCTTTTTATAAGGGCTTCTCCATATTCTCTCTGATTACGCTTGCCCTTGACGTGGTCGAGCATAAACTTCTTGATACGAAACTTTCCTCTCTCTGGGTCAAATGCAGAGAGAGATACATAACATTCAGAGGCTTGATGAAACTTGGGTGTTTTCCATCCTACAATCTCATTAATAGCCGTTTGTCTGTTTTTTGAGGAAAAATTTTTTTTAGGCATTTTCTAACTTTTGCGTGAAATGCCCTATCGAATACTGTTTGTTCTATTAAATTAAAGTTCACCGACTTTTCGCCGACCACTTTACCGACGACCAAAGATAATTACTTGAAGTTCTGTATCTTCGATTTATTTTAGTCGGGATGACCAGATTTCAGATTTAAAATTTACATTTCTAACTTGCTGATATTCAATAGGGCTATTTTTAGTTCTTAGTTAATTTTCACCGAGTTTTCACCGACAATATAAATCTTACATTGTCTTCACTATCAAACATTTGAGTGATTTTTTAATTAAAATGTTTGAATAAAAACACCGTAAAAACACTCTTAAACACCTCTAAGGCGCATCTTAATTATACGGCATTTGCCACTTTTTTAACAGAATCTTCAGATACATTTTCAACGAGCTTCGCTGTTAATCGGTCTATTGTTCTCTGTTGATTCTCTATGGTTTTCTGTTGCATCGAAATAACAGAATAAAGTTTATCCTCATTAGTTTCTTCTCCTCTTTTCTGCCCCATTATCAACCAGTTAGCATCAATATTTTCAAAGCTCGTTAAAATCTTAACTATGGTTTCATAGTTAGGTGCGTTGCGACCAGTGATGATATTATTAGCTGAAGTCCAAGAGATATTCAATTTTCGAGCAAACGTATTTATCGTATGCCCTTCTTTGTTCATCAAATGAACGATGCGATTAGTAATAGTTTCTTCTTCCATTTTCATTATTTTTCAACAAATGAGAGAAATAAACTCTCATTTATTTGTTTATTTCAAATAAATGTTAGACCTTTGCCTACGCAAGTATTACTTGCGCCACGAAAATAATAAAAATATATCGAGGGCGCAATAAAAAGAATATAAAAAAATAAAAATGAGATTCAAAGAGTACATATATTCTCTTCCTAATCAGCGCAAAGAAGAGATATCAAAGATAATGGAGTTATGCCGTGTTAATGAAAGTACTGTCTATAGATGGTTAAGGGGCGACTTTACTCCAGCCCCACAGAAGAGAAAGGTAATCTCAGACCATCTTAACATACCCGAACACGAGCTCTTCCCAGATGCATAGAGAATGTCTACACTGCGATTATCATCGCATGTGCATAAATGGTATTTACTGTACCTTACTTGAAAAGTATGTTCAGTATTCTACAGAAAAAGAATGTAAAACGATAAAACAATCTTATGAAAACAAAGGAATTTGAAAAAGCAATTGACGCATTAAACTTAGGTATCGTAATCGACGAGATGAAGCTAAACCATTCGAATGTTCGTCAAGTAACTGGTCACCTTGAGAATGAAGGCATCATTTGGAATGAGAAAGGAGAGGCTTTCTCCACTTATTTTGAATGGAGAGAAAATAAGGTAGATGGTGACCTTATAGGAGTCTTTGGTAGCTCGTTGGAAAGAAACAAATTGTATGATCTTAAATTTGAATAACTATGACCAGCATTAGAAAAGTTAGAAAAAAGGCTATCCGCAAAATGGGTTTTAGAATGTCTTTTCGGTTTTCTCACAAGGCTCCTAATCAAAAGTTAAAATTAACCCCGTCAGTACGAAAGAAAATCAGGCAAGGGCTGACAGAATATCTAAGAAAGAAATGTTTATAGATAAAGATAACTGGGGAAACTTCTCTGTCCAAGATTTGTCAGAGCGAGAACTCCGACTATTACACGAAGCACTTCGAGTATATGTTCAGAGTCAACTTGGGCGTCTTCATCCAACTGACAACATCATGATTATGCGGTTTGATCACCAGTATAACCAAGCACTAACTCGAAAGGGATAGTTTTCACATCTTAAACTCCTACAGATATGATTAGAAACAAAATAGCTAATAAACGGTGGACAGAAGAAGATGCTACCTTTGTCAAGAATAATCTTGGTAAGCTGTCATTTGAACAGATGGGAAGAGCATTGAACAGAAGTGCTATGTCTGTTCGCCTCTTTGCATTGCGCAATCGCCTTACTGTCGGATTGCAAGTCAAGCGCAATATTCTTATGGAGATGTTGAAGATAAAGTTCCGACACCCCGAAGACTTTACACCAACAAGAACCTTTTACACGGAAACGGGAATTAATCAACGTCGTTTTTGGGACTTATACTATGGACGAAAAAACATCAGCAGCAAAGAGTATGCTGCGGTAGCTGAATACTTAGGCGTAACCTTACAAGAGGCACTTGAATCACGCCAGTTGGATTTGTTCGAGGAAAATGAAGAATAAGGAATATGATAGATAAGAATTTCATTGAAAAGGTAAAGTCAGCTCTAAACATTGTAAATGTAATAGAAACCTTTACTCGCCTGCACAAGACAGGTGCGAACTATAAGGGTGTATGCCCTTTTCATGATGACCACTCACCATCTATGGTCGTCAGTCCATCAAGACAGACTTATCACTGCTTCGTGTGCGGAGCAAGTGGAGATGTTATATCATTTGTACAGCATCACCTAAACCTAAGCTTCATAGAGGCTCTGCGCTGGTGTGCTAATCAAGCAGGCATCGAGTTTCCTACCAAGGAACTCACACCTGAGGAAGAAGCTGCCTACAAGAGAAAGGAAGCGCAACGTATCGCAATAGATGCTGCTGCAAAGTTCTTTCAGAAGAACCTTGGACAAGCAGAGAGTTTCCTTGCATCACGTGGATATAGTCTTTCTGACAAAGCATTGACCGACTTTGGTGTCGGTTATGCTCCAATGGGTAACCTTGCTCTTGCAGAACTTTCAAGAGCCGGCTATTCGCAAGAATTACTGCAAGAAGTAGATGTACTTGGAAATAGTGAAGGTCGCTTATACGACAGATTCCGTGACCGCTTAATGTTTCCTTTCTACGACATGCAAGGTCATATCATAGGATTCTCTGGTCGAATCGTGACTCCAAACGATAAGACTGGTAAATATGTAAACACAGGCGAAACACCTCTATTTACGAAAGGTAAGCACATCTTCGGATTATACCAGGCTCGCAAGAGTATTGGTAAGACAGGCTTCGCTTATCTTGTCGAAGGTCAGTTTGACGTAATGTCTCTGCATAAGGTAGGTGTCGAGAATGTTATAGGTGGAAGTGGCACCGCATTCACTGAAGATCAAGTGAAATTACTACTTCGCTTCACAGATGATATCATAATGATTTACGATGCAGACCCTGCTGGTGTCAAGGCTTCGTTAAAGAACTGTGAACTGCTCTTGAAAGCTGGGGCAAAGGTACGCTGCATCCGTCTTGAAAAAGGTATGGACCCAGACGAATTCGCTAAAGCACACGGCAGCCTTACAAGCAAGAAGTTAAAGGAACTCACAGAACCTTTCCCAAAAGCGTTCAAGCGTATGATTCTTCCACGAGGCTGCAAGGATGAGACAGTTATCACAGACTGCTTAAATTCCATCTGTTCTCTCGTAGCGTGTGTACAAGACTCTGTTCTGCGTTTGGAGTACATCAAATCAATTGCAGAAGATTTCCGAAGTAAAATCGGACTCATCGATAATAAGGTGCGAAGCATTCGTACTCAACTAAAAGAATCTGTCGCTAATACAAATACACAGGCTGGTATCTTCGGTATCGATGCGCTAAAGGAGAATATTGAAAGCGACCGTCCTGCGATTATTACCTCTGTTATGCAGGATTTTCTCGATGGATATGGAGAAGAACCTATCGTGTATGTGTCTGGTCGCCCGTCAACGAATGATATTCAAGAATTACGACGTGTCTACTGTTATTTTGTTTCCTCAGAAACTGGTTGTGATATTACCGATGATGGCGACGAAAACAATTACTTGCATACTCTCGCAGAGATGTTTCGTGCAGGTATTAGGATAGACATGACCTTCAGTGATAGTACAGGTTCGTTCCTTGACTATTACATAGCGTTGCACGGTAAGTTCTTCGAAAACTTCAATGGAGACCGAGTTCCTCTTGTCTCACGTTGTATCGAACTAACATCCTACGCTGACGATACTGTTATAACCATAAACAGAAATCATTACTGCTCTTTGCTCAAGCTAACTAAGGGGCAGTTTGACGAGATAAGAAAGCCATTCATTCTCAAGCGTAAGTCTGCTATGAAGGTTAGTATGCAAGCAGACAACCTCGACGATGAAGAGTTTGATGTAAACGAGCCACCAGAATATGTACAAGAGAACGAAGAGTACAGGAGGATGTGGAAAGAGAGTGGGTATTACCCACGCCTCAATAAGAAGAGCGAACCAGTGTGCTACATGTTTCGCAACAAGAATGGTAACGGCATGACGCAAGTTGCGGACTTCTTCATGACTCCATTACTCCATATCTTCTCTGATGATTTCGAACAGAATAAGCGTGTGCTGCGTATCAATCGTAGATATTACGAGACACCTATATATATAGAAATACCTTCTAAAGCGATGCTGAAGATGTCCTCTATCGAGGAGGTCTTAATCAATTACGAAGCTGTGAACTTCAATGGTGAGGAGTGGCAATGGAAGGCTATCAAAACATATATGAGTCGTCATTTCGTAATGTGCTCAGAGGTGAAGACCTACGGTAATCAGCAGAGCGAAGGTATGAGTCGAAAGACAGATGAACAGTTCTTTGCTTTTGCGAATGGCATCTTCCATAATGTCGACGGCCAGTGGGTGTTCGACCCAGTTAACGAGCTGGGTGTGGTTACACACAATAAGAACAACTACTACCTTCCTGCTTTCTCAACTATCTACGCAGGTAGTGGTAAGCAATCAGATAAGTACGAGCTAATTAGTCAGCTTGTATATAAAGAGGTCCCAGCTGAGAAGAAGGTCAGCTTCGAAAAGTGGGCTTCGCTGATGGACCAAGTTTATAAGATTAATGATAATGGTAAGTGGGCTTTGGTTTTCGCCATAATGTGCGCCTTCAGAAGCAACATCCACTGCATTGATAGACTTTTCACCGCTCCCTTCTTTATGGGTCCAATGTCGTCAGGTAAGACACAGATAGCGATATCAATCCGCTCGCTGTTCATTTCTCCTAATATACCTATCTTCAACCTTAACACTGGTACCGACGCCGCGATGTCTACCATTATGGGTACATTTAAAGATGTCCCTGTTGTGCTTGACGAATACAATAACAAGGATATCAGCGACACCAAGTTTCAAGCACTGAAAGGTATCGTATATGATGGTGATGGTAAACAGAAGAGAAAAGGAACTTCTGGAAGAGAAATTGAGAATGACAAGGTTTTCGCACCTGTCATCATCTGTGGTCAAGAGACACCACAGCGTGATGACAATGCACTTATGAGTCGTGTGATTGTCTGCGAAGTGCCAAAGCCTCGTAACCGCACACCAGAAGAAGTGCGCCTCTTCGAAGAACTGAAAACAATTGAAGACCCAAACAAGATAGGTCTTTCAAACGTGCTCCTTCAGATCCTGGAACTTCGTCCTATGTTCATGGACCATTTTAGAAGCCTAAAGCAAGAGGCCTATAACGAGCTGAAGCAAGACATCATTAACTCTGGTGAGATGGACCGCCTGATGAAGACAGCATCTCTCTTCTTGGGAACTGTCAAACTGATAGAGCGATATTCCAACCTTCGCCTACCATTCACCTACGATGAGTTTTTCAAGATTGTTCAAGAGAAGGTACAATTCCAGTTATCACTCATTCGCAGTACGGACAAGCTGGCTATGTTCTTCACTGCTGTCAACAATATGATTGACACGAAGCAAGTCATTGAAGGGCGTGAGTTCCTTCTCGAGCAACCTAAGAAGGTCACAGGTAAAGATTCACGTGGAGATTCAAAGACCTTCACCTTCGAAGCAGGCTCGAACATTATGTTCTTACGCTTGAGTGCAGTCTTCAGTATCTTCGATAGAAGTGGATATAACAATGAGAATAGCACGCTTTCTACGATAGAACAAAACCTGCGTAGTCATTCTTCATACGTCGGAACAGTATCTTCAAGAAGATTCATATGGGAGGAGACGGTCGACGACGCAGACCTTCGTGATGGAAGTATGGTTAAGCTGCGTAAGCAGAAGAGCACATCTACAAGTGCTATCATTATAGATTACGACAAGTTTGTCGAGTCATACAATATAGACTTTAGAAGAGACTATGCTGACGACAGTAATAAAGAAAGCAAGCCAGTCGAGACTAAGGTAACTAACACAACTGAAGAACCACCAAAGAAAACTCTTCCGCAAGAATTGCCTTTTGAGCCGTCAGACGGAAGTGATGAACCTTTTTAATGAAAGTATCAAATTCCTTTAGAGCCGTGCCAGTTCGGATGAATAGGCACGGCTCATTTTTTTCTATCTATATCACATATCATATCAATACCGTATCATATCCATATCACATTCTTTATTACTGAAGGTGGCGAAAAATCCCCCGTACCCCCAATTTTCAGAAAAAACCTCGAAAACGTGACTTTTGAAAATAAATTTTCAGAAAAACACCGTCCTACAATCCTACAATCCTACAAATTGTTTTTCTTTTCAAACCTATAATATACATATATACCTATAAATCAAATAGTTATATTATTATTATAGGAAATAGGATTTAATTGTTTATTTGTAGGATTGTAGGACGTTGTAGGAAATAGGATTTTTCGTGTTTTTCTCTGTTTTGGATTCGTCGTCCTACAAAATATGTGTTTTTGTAGGATTGTAGGATGAAAAAAGAGAGTGAAATAATAAAACTTTTGAGTGATAAAATTTTGTTATCTCATTGATAATCTGTAACTTTGCGTTAATTAAGTCTAATTTTGTAGGAATGTAGGACGGTAGGACGGCTAAAAACTAAAAAAGGATATGGAGAAAAAAAAATGGTCTGCGAAACGAGTTGTCACAATTCAAATTGAACAGTACCTTGCAGAATATATAAGTGCAAAATATTGTAAAGACACAGTTACTGGTGGTGTCAAGATTCCAAGCACCACAGATCTATACTTCTGCGTATGGGAGAATATGACCAAGCAACGCAGCAATCAACCTGATGTTGTAAATGGCAACCTCCGTATTCACCTACCTCAACGTAAGGCTGGTGTTATCGCCAGCCCTTGGAAAGATCCTGCTTATTACAATTACCTATCTCCAGCAGCAGCTAAGGAAATAGAAGCTCAGATACGAAGGATGTTCAATTTCGAACTCCATCGTATTCTGTTGGAGAATGAAGAGTTCGGTCGACAGAAGAGAAACCTCGATGTTATCTATGACTTCATTCGTAGCTATCAATTGAAGTCTATATCTTCAGATGCATTATTGAAGAATTACTACCGCTTCCGAAACCGACTTAGACCCAAGAAGGTTCGTAAGTATCAAAAAGTTGCATGTATTTAATATTTTTTAATACATACCAAACTATCGTTTTTGTCACTCAAATGTTTTATGATATGTTAGAATTTTTAAACACCGTACAAGTGAGACTTGTAAATCCAAATAGAGAAGGAAAGAAGAAAGTGTATGATTTCGTTGCCGATACCTTCACGTATATACCACAACTTACTGACAATGAAGCTGGTAATTATTGGAACTGCGATAAAACCATAGTTATAGACTTACCCGACGAAGGAACTCGCAGGACCTTCGCAATAGAGAGAAGTGCTATCGTTACAATCAAGACATCTGATAGGAAAACTCATAACATCGGAACGTCAGATATTCCTGCTCGAGTTCAGATATCTTCAAATTTGAACTCTGCAAACCTCGTAATCAAGTGTAAAATGCTCACAGACCCCCTTCTGTAGGTCTTTTGCCTACACCTTATTATATAGTAAATTCGCATCAAAAAGAATATTGATGAAAGAATTACAGTCTCTACTTGTCTCAGGGAAGCCTCTATTCATAACTATTGACGGATTTCGACAGGCTATGTTAACAGCCTTTCCGCTCAGTGGTAAAGCACCAGATAAACCTGAGGTAAACTCATCGTTCAGCATGACGAAAGATGAAATGCTTGCTTACCTTAACACCCATAGTTGGTATCAGCTCGAGTCACATCTTGCTCTCTTGGATATTCAGAAGATAACGAATCAAGAAAACACCGCTCCTATTACACTTACTGATGAGTTCAGTGATGAGCAACTGCCTGATAACAGTATTGCTTATCATCGTGTATTCGGTACCGTGATGTCTGATTCGTATTATTACTTCTCAAGTAAGCAGTTGCAATCAGACCTGCTTGCAGCTGAAGCTAATCCACAAATCTCTTGTCACTTCCTTCACATCAATTCACCAGGTGGTGAAGCGTGGTACCTCGACCGCTTGAGCGAAACACTACGCAGTTGCGAGAAACCTATCCTTACATTCTATGAACAGATGTGTTGCTCAGCTGGATATTACATCGGATGCCACGGTCAGCGTATATACGCACTGACCCAGAATGACTATGTAGGTTGTATCGGAACGATGTGCAGCTTCTACGATTTTGAAGAATACTTTGCGAAGCTCGGTATTAAGAAGGTGGAAGCAAAAGCAACTAAGTCTGACTTGAAGAACAAAGTCTTCGATGATCTTCGTCAAGGTAAGGATGAGCAATTTGTGAAAGACATCCTCGACCCAATGAATGCACAGTTCTTATCAGAGGTTCTTTCACAGCGTAGTAAACTTGCTGACCTTCCTGACGATACTCCTGTCTTGCGTGGTGAAACCTTCTACACTCCTCAGGCTGTGGAACTCGGTCTGACAGATGGTAGCAAGACGATGGTAGAAGCTATCGTTGAAACTGCTACGATGGGTCGTGAATATACTGAGGCAAAGAAACTTAAAACTGCCGTTTACAACATATAAATGTATCATTTTAATTTTTAGTTATTTATGAGTTTAAAAGAAAAACTTACAAGTGTCATCGAATTCCTTGGATTTAAGCAGAAATTCGAAGACAAAAGTCTGTCACAGGATGAGTTCAACTCAATCGTAGCAGAGTATCAGAAGAAGTACCAGAGTACGCTTGCTGATGACATTGCTTCTGAACAAGCTGCACAGAAGACAGCTCAACAGGCGGATGAGTTTCAGAAGATGCTGAACACCATTCAGTCTGTTCTGAATGGTGGTGAGCCTTCAGCATCAGCTGATGATAATGGTGGTCAGCAGCCTACACAGCAAGGCAACGCAACTCTTGAGGGTATCCTTGAGGGTATTAAGGGTATGCGTGCTGATATTCAGGCGATGGGTTCAAACCCTGCACCTGATGTTCCTGCGCAAACAGTGAATGCTGTTCCTCTAAGTGTTAATGGTTTCGCTAATACAGCTGATTATCTCTTCGGTGTTGAACATCCTTTCTTCTCAATGAAGAATCGTTGGAATCAGATTGCAGCTAACCCACGTGCAGCAGCAGCTCTGCCAGAGGTTGACGAACAAGTAGATGGTGCTGCCTTCTATAAGGAGGTTCGCAATTATGCTAATTCACTCAAGCACCGCTATCAGTACCTTCAGCAGAACAAGATGCTTGATGCAGCTGCACTTGCAAAGGGTACTTACGCTACTAACTACGATGGCGTAGACAATGCTGGTCTTGGCGATCAGTTCGTTGTACTTCGTCAGGATGCACTCATCGCTCGTGTTCTACAGGTACGTGACCTTACTCAATTTTTCCCTGTCGCTTACGGCTACCAAGACCGTGGACTCGTATTCAACGCCTTCTTCGATGAGGTTTCACAGGCTTACCAGTCTGGTGAGGTCTTCAAGGGCGGTATGAAGATTGAGAACCACTATGGTTACGTTGACGACGCTATGATTAAGATGGAATGGGGTCCAATGAAAGAAATCGAGCGTAAGTACATCGGTTATCTCAACAAGGAAGGCTCTGACCCTATCAAGTGGTCTATGATTGAGTATCAGTTGCTCAATACCCTCCGTGCTGCACAGGTTGAGCAGAACAAACGCCGTATGCGTGGTATCTACGTGAAGCCTGATAAGGGTGTTGCAGGTAGCTACCTCAATGCTGCTACTGGTGTTCTCTACACCTTGCTGCGTTATGTTCATCAGTACGACATCAAGCCACACGATGATGGTACATACCGCACCTATACACAGGCAAGTTTCCTCGCTTCTGTTCAAGAGTTCATTGCTGACGTTCGTGCCTCTATCACAGAGGACATGGACCTCGACAACCACTTCATTTACTTGAATAAGAACCATCAGGCATGGTGGATTAAGAACGTTCGTTCTACCTATGGTAAGGACACAGACTTCGCTGGACCTATGGGTGCATTGAGCGTGGTACCAGACACTACGATGCGCATCATTTGGTTGCCTTATCTCGGTCAGACTCCATTCATGATGCTTCACGAACCAGGTAATATTCAGTTCCTTGAGTTTGTACCAGGTGAGATGCTCTCTGTGAAGATGCAGGAAAGCATGGAGCAGGTCCGTGCTTGGAGTACATGGAAAGAGGGAACTTCTGCTTCATTCACAGGTCGTCGCTTCTCAACTAAGGATGAGATGGATAAGAATAACTACGAGTGGCAGCAGATCTTCATCAACCTCTTTGCAGCAACTATCACCGATAAGGTTGACGGTAATAACGGCTTCTGGCAGATTACCGACAGCACAACAACACTGACAACTATCACCGACATCGAGAATGCAAAGGCTGGTGTAGCTTACTGCATCGAGTGCGGTGATAAAACAAAGTTGCCAAAGATTACCAATAGTGGTAAGTTCGATAGCATCACGGCTGCCTTCACCGCTACAGCTGTAGGCGACTACATCATGGTAATCCTCGGTAGCGACAACAAGTTCCGTGAGTTGGAGCGTTGCGTCGGTGGTAAGCGTACCGTCAACAAGGAGTTGCAGCCTAACGTACCAGGTGGACGATAGATGAATGACTAAGGAACTGAGAGGAAAGTCGATGGAATTAAAAGCTCGGGACGGCTTGACCTCTTCAGTTCCTTTCTTAAATCAATAATTATCATTAATAGAAATAGAAATGAAAAAGCCCAATATTCAGAAACGCTATCGTGCGTATAATCCTATGAAAGGATTTAATTATAGCAACCGTCAGTCACGAAATATGTTCATGGCTACGTTTGCGATTTTTGGTATCTTCATGCTCGTAGCAGCCTTGCTTGACCACTCTCTCGGTGCTGCTGCTGGTTCAGGTGTCACCTTCGCTTCAATGGCATTACTCGGTCACGTCGACGATGTGTCTGATAGAGATACACACGGTAGTGCTATCTCTTACATCGTTTATCTCATTGCGCTCGACCAGATTGACCGCACTAAGGAGTTCCCACAACCTAACGCTAATCGTGAGGTTGCGCCTGTTCCTTTGAAACCGAATGAGATTCCTCATTACTTCGAGGCACACGACATTCCAACCTTCACTGGTACCACAGAGAAGGGCGACATCACTACCACAGGTGAAAATCAGCTTGTAATGGTAATGGGCGGAGCTCGTGCAAACCTTTATAACTTCATTGAGGAGTACAGCGGTGGTAAGTTTATCGCTCTTTATAAGCATATTAAGAAGAAAGAGTGGTACATCGTTGGTGAACTCGAGCGTCCAATCATCCTCTCTAACACAGAGACGAAGGACGATAAGGATGGTCGTTATACGACCCTTACCTTCAAGCGCAGCTCTGTCGACCTTCCACTGATTTACACTGGCAATCCAGCTGTTACTGCTGCTACTGCTATCAATGCGGATGCTACAGATGTAGCTATCACAGCAGGCAGTAACACATACACGATTCCAAACGGAACGTCAGTAGCTGCTGCTATTGCTACGGTTAGTGGTCTTAGCAAGAGCGATAAGGGAAGATACATCACACTCGTTGGTGCTGGTACCGATAAGGCAGCCACCATCGCTGACGGTTCTACCTTCGTACTGGAAGAGGGTGCAACCTGGACAGCAAAGACAGGTGCATCAATCACTTTCCGTGTTCTTGACACCACAACACTTGTCGAGGTCTCAAGAACTGAAGCCTAACTTATTCCCCTCCCTTCACGGGAGGGGGCTTATTCACCATTTATATTAAGAATATGTACAGCACAAAAGAGAAATTAACGCACTTCCATAAGTTGGTAAGCCCAACTGTTGTGGAAGCCGACCTTGCCCTGCTGCACGAGAAAGCACCACATCTTACTGATTTCACACGCTTCGACCTCTCGCCAGAGAAAAATCACGAGGAGATACTCTTCCTCCTTCTTGATCATTGCGAGCATGACGAAATCGTACGTAATCGACGTGAGTATGCTAATCAAGCAGCCGACGAGGATAATGATAACAACAACGCCAACAACTCTTCTGAAGATGGAGACGAGAATCCTGAGATTCCTAACGCTAATGGAGATGAAAGCCCTGACGCTGACGGTGGCGAAGGCGACGAGAACCCATCGGAAGGAGAGGGTGGCGATGAGTCATCTGAAGAAGGTTCTGAAGATAACGAGTCTACAGAGCAATCATCAGAGGAAAATCCTCTCCCATCAGAGGATAAGGACACAGATTCTTCTAAGAAGGAGAAGGCGAAAGCAACTCCAAAAAAAAAGAAGAAGAGTACCCGAAAATAGACTGGGAAAACCTTACAGATGCGGACGTACAGATGGCAACCGTCATCTATAACGACCGCATCAACACTTGGCGAAAGATGAAGCAGCTCGACGAATTGCTGGAGACAAAGCCAACCGCACAAGCCGTAGCAGAAATGGCAGAACTGCGCATCCGCAATCTTCAAGCATTTGCCGAGCTGCAATCATTAAACGACACTGGTAAGTTCCTCTGCAAGCACCCGATACTCTTCGGACGCTCAGAGATAGCCCAACTCATTAAGTTGCTCCGCACTGACCCAGCCGAGTTCCTCCGTCAGCACAAGAACGTTCTCGACAACATCAAGCGTTATAAGTCGTTCGTTAAGCGCAAGGATCGTAAAGAGAAAAGAGAGGCTGACAAGCGGAACCTCGAAAAGTACCAAGAGAAAGAGCGACTGTTTAAAATGGTTCTTGAACAACAAAATAAATAATTACAATGGAAAATAGTATAAAAGTTTTTAATTTGGGCGGTTTGCCTACTGCCCCGCTGGACTCTTTTATCGAACTTCAGGAAGATTTCAAAAAGCCTGATGCAGACAAACTATCGAAGCTTCAGATGCTCATCATCACTCGAGGTTTCAAGTATTCATTCAAAGTATGGAAAGATTCTGAAGGTAAACTTTGGATTATAGATGCTCACCAGAGACGTAAAGCCCTTCTTGGACTTCGCTCCTATGGATTTAAGATTCCAGAGATTCCCTATGAGGAAATCCAAGCATCTAATAAGAAGGAAGCCGTCGAAGAGATTGCAGCTTATAATTCAGAGTTCGCTCAGAAGAACCCAGACACTCTCCTATTCACCAAGTATAATATCAGTGGCGATGATCTTGCTAAGTTCAATCTTGGCTATGAAGTAAAACAAAATGACTTCTCAATCGGCACCGATAAACTCTTTGCATCAGAGAGTGACACAACTGATATTCAAGAAGATGTTGTTGACACAATTCCACAAGAGGATAATGAAGCGTTTGCTCGTCCTGGTGATATTTTCAGGCTTGGAAATAACAGGTTGATGTGCGGAGATTGTCGGTCCAAAAGCGATATCGTAGCACTAATGAATGGACGTGTTGCTGATATGATTCTCACTGATCCTCCTTATAATGTCAATTACGAAGGTGGAGGAGATAGCAAACTTACCATACAGAACGACTCTATGGAGAATGACTTGTTCCTTCGCTTCTTGCAGTCTGTGTTTAATGTGATGTTTTCCATTGTCAAGCCTGGTGGCTCATTCTACGTCTTCCACGCAGACTCTGAAGGTGAGAATTTCCGCAGGGCAATTCGAGAAGCAGGCTTCAAGATAGCACAGTGCTGCATTTGGGTTAAAGATTCTCTTGTAATGGGTCGACAAGACTATCAGTGGCAACACGAACCTTGCTTATATGGTTGGAAACCTGGTGCTGCTCACTTTTGGAACTCTGATAGAAAGCAGACTACCATTTGGAATTTCGACAAACCAAAAGCCAATCGAATCCATCCGACGATGAAACCTATTGCACTGATGGCGTATCCTATTACTAATAGTACGAAGAATGGCGATGTAGTTGTCGATGTATTCTCTGGATCAGGTTCAACCATTATGGCGTGCCAGCAGACAGACCGCATTGGGTATGGAATGGAAATAGATCCTAAATATGTGTCGGCAACTGTACGAAGATTTATGTCTATGTTTCCACAGCAGCCTATTCTGTTAGAGAGAGATGGCGTAGTCTTATCGGAAGACGATACTAAAAAAATAATTCTATGTCAGAATTAGTTGTAAAAGAGATTTTATCAGATGAATATGTAAATCAAGTCAGAACGTTCGGGGCGTTAAACTATACCCCCGAACGTATTTGTCAGCTGCTTGCCTTAAGGAAAGCTAAGCGAGAAGCATTGCTATATCGCATAACGCTTCCTGGTGATGTTTATTTTGAAGCTTACCAGCAAGGTCTCGCACTTGGAGAGTATAACATAGATGCTGAACTTGCTAAGAAGGCTGAGAAAGGTGATAACGACTCTATTACTTTGCTCGAGGAACGTAAGAATGAGCGTGCAGAAAAAGACCTACGAATGAAACTCTTTGGAATATGAAAAGTGAAATTGAGAAGTTAGACACCATCCACCCTGACCTAATATCTGCATTCTTGACGAATGGAGATTGTGAAGGCATACCTCAAGATGTTAAGTTGTTCTTGCAGCAGCTACAATGGTCTGCTGAGATATTCGAACACGAGCGTAATATTACGAGAGCAGCTAAGAAACTGAAACTTCGTATTAACGCTGAGCAACGGATAAAGATAGAAGAGCGCACTTGTATGGCGAGAATCTATCAGGCAATCAACTACTTTCAGGTTGACTGCAACGTTCCTATAAAGGTTTGGGAAAGCAATTTTGCAAACAAATACGAAGACCTTGCTAAACTCTGCGCACTTAATCGCGACTATAAAGGTATGAAGTCGTGTTATGATGCTGCTCTTGAGTGTCGTCGTCGGTCTTCGGAGATAGCAGAAGCAGATAGGGATTTAGGTGTTCTTTTCTTGATTTCTCCAGAGCTCACAGCAGAAGAACTTGGATTTTCGAAGAAGAATCTTAAAGAAATCGCTGCTAAACACAACGAAGGTTTTTATATTAAGCTTATCGATTCTCTTCCTGTTGAGAACAAGGAGAAGAAGCGACTGCTGCGTGATGCTGATATTCAAGATGCTGAAATAGTGGAGGAAATTCAAAATGACTGATGAAATTATAAATAACGAACAGCCTACAGTTGACTTCGAGCATTACTATATGAATCGTGTGCAGCTGTTGGCGAATATTATCGACCCGAATATGCTCTATGCAGAGTGGGCTCGTGCGACGGGTAAGACAGAGGGCGTTATCGTTCCACGTCTTATCCGTGTAACAAATGATATGCCTGGTGAACTCTCGTTCCTTGTGCATAAGACTTACGTTGCGCTGATGACGAACGTCTGGCCTAACATTCAGGCATCGTTCTCTCGTCCTGTCATCGTGAATGGTAAGCAGCGAGCAATGTTAGAGTATGGTATCGACTATGTGGTCGGTGAAGCAAAGCTACCTTCTCATTTCCGTCGACCACGCTACCCTATTGCCTACGCTAAGCACTCGGTCATCTTCCGCAATGGTGCGCACCTTCAGTTAGTATCTTCTGATCAGCCTGAAAGTGTCGCTGGTCGTAATGCTGTCCACGCTTTCGTCGAGGAGATGAAGCACAATAGCGGTGAGAAATTAAAGTCACGACTCTTCCCTTCCCTCCGTGGTGGTTCAGCCGACATCCGTCGCTCTGCCTACTATGAAGGTGTGACGGGTGTGAGCGATACGGCACGTGTCGACCTTGGTGAAGACGATTGGTTTGAGGAATACGAAAACAAGATGGACCGACAACTCATCGAGGAGATAGCCAGTGTGTCGCTCGCTATCAATCAGTCGCTCTATAAGCAGTTTATGCTCCAGCAGGAACTTCGTAATACGAAGAACCCTGTCACGATGGAGAAAATCAGACTGGAGAATGAACGCCTTAACGCCTTTGTTGCCCGATGGAAACCACGCTTAGCGGATATGCGAAGAAACGCAATCTACTATATTCGTGCTTCATCCTTCTGCAATAAGGACATTCTCGGTCCTAAGTTCTTCAAAACCCAGCTCGACACGCTCGATATGGATGAGTTCTTGACCGCTATCTGTGCTATTCGACACAAGGAGGTGACTAACAAGTTCTTTACCACCTACGACCACGAGCGACACCAATTTAAGGATAGCTATATCTATGACCAGATTTTGAAGCTGAACCTCAAAGACCACTTCACACTGACCGCTCGCTATCTTCGCCACTACGATAAGCGTGAACCGCTCTATATTGGTTACGACCCTGGTAACTTTCAGTCGCTCATCGTCGGACAGAAAAAAGACTATGGTAGTCGCTTTGACATCATCAAGGAATTTTGGGCGTATATACCCGACGACCAGCAGAACCTTGCGCAGCAGGTGTATTCTTTCTTTGGTACTGATGCAGTGAACAAGGTCATACACCTTCATCCTGACCGTGCTGGTAACAAGACACGTGAGGAATTAGAGCAGATAACTACTGACTCACTGACGATGAAGGCAGCCTTAGAGAGTTACGGATTTTCAGTTATCCTTTACAACGACGGTGCGCCTACCATTTACCACTGGCAGCAGTTCCGCCTTTGCCAGTTGCTCTTTGGTGAGAAACTTCCTTTGCTTCCGAAGGTGCGAATTGATGAAAACGAATGCCCTAACCTTTGCAGTGCAATTTTGATTAGTCCGTTGAAGAAAACCAACGGCAAAATAGAACTCGACAAAGCTTCAGAGAAGAAGGAGGAACTGAAACGACGACCAGGACTAACAACGCAGCTCCCAAGTGCGATGATTTACCTTTTATACGGTCTTTATTCTGACCTTATCAAAAAGGAATTAAGCAGTTATCCCGACGATTTGCCCGAAAATCTTACTATTTAACGGCTAATATTGTAACGAACGTAATATAAAAAGTGTCTGAAAATCGACAATAACGGGGGCTATTTACATCGGTCAAAAACTTACTTTGTTGTGTTTCAGTGGCTTACGTTTTGAAAATCAAAATCAAAAATAAACAAACGACCGAAATCACCACGCACCGCTGAGTTGAGGAAAAGCGGTGCAACGTTCCAAAAGTTGGGAAATATGACAGGGAGGGGATAAAATCGTCCTTTGTTCCCACAGCGATTTTCAGTAATTTCGCAAGTAATGGAGAAGACAATTGAATTGAACGGCATCGAGGCAATGCAATGGGCAAGAGAGATAAGCAGAGTACCACAAGGTGACTTCACTATCTGCTTCTTCCCTTACGCTCGCTCACAGGGGATGGCAGGCGAGCAAATGGTAGTCAAGGAACATTGCAAGTACCGCACACAACTACCAGAGGAGTGTTTCAAGGTCGACTCCGAGAACTTCTTTCTCTTCGAGGACCAAGAGGGAAACCCTAAGATGTGCTATCGCATACTCATCAGATACATGGGGTTCCCACAAGACGGATATAAACTACATAAGATAAATTGGTTATGACAGATAGTATTGAACTGCACGGCAACGCTGGACTCTACGTCATGGACGGCAATACCTTCTCCTTTCAGATTGGAGAAGGAAGAGAGTTGTCGACAAGCCCAGGGCTACTCGTACCACAGGGTAGACAGACTTGCCTACATGAACACCAGTGGATGAGTGTGAATGGATACCAAGTGTGTATGCGTGGTATGAACAACGCACTGTGTGAAGAGGTAACGATGGAGATAAAGCAGAACCGCCTGCTGCCTCGCTTGTATAGCAAGGAGATTAAGATGCTCTATGGTAATGGACCATGCGCCTATATGCAGACAGTAGAAGGTGGTAAGCTGCGACGTGAATACACCGCACTACCTGCGTGGGATGAGTGGATGAACTCTTGGCAAGATCGTGGTATGGAAACATCTGCACAGGAGTTCGCTAAGACCTGTATCAAGAACTACTACTGGTTCGGTGATTACTTCGTTAAGTGGAGGTTCTCACGTGGTAAGCGTATTGGTATGTTGCCAGTAGCAGGATTAGAACCCTTGGAGAATAAGCACTGCCGTCTTGCTACCACTCGTAAGGATGTAGCCTACGATCAGATTAATTATGGCGACTTCAATAACATAGCTGTAGGACGGTGGACATACGGATTAGGCAATTACAAGATATACCCTAAGTTCGCATTGTCAGAAGTTGACAACTATCTATTCGCTGCCGTGTCACACCACAGAGAGAAATCAGTAGATGAGTTCTACGGTGTGAACGAGACCCACCAGGGCGCACGTCCATATATTCAAGGTAGTAACAAGACCGCCTCCTACATTAACTCCTTCTTGCGTAATTCCCTTGCAGCGAAGATACATATCATCATTCCGAATGCGTGGGTGTCAAGTAAGCGCAATCAGTTAGCTAAGCTATGCGAGGAGAATAAGATTCGCTCATCTAAGAAACAGGACTTGGTGAAGTATAACGGTATCAGTATCGGTACTGAATATCGTGAATCGTTACTTGTAGAGTATATGCGATTGGAGCTGCGCAAGATAGGCGACTATCTGAGCGGTGCTGACAACCAAGGCAAAGCCTACTCTTCTATTTCATTTATGGATAGCTCTGGCAACGAACAGCAGTGGAGAATCGAAACGATCGACCTTAAGTATAAGGAATATATCGAATCTTTGATTTCGTACGATAAACGAGCAGAAGAAGCCTTACTATCAAGCGTTGGTTTGGATGCATCTATCACAGCGGTTAGTAAAGATGGTGTCATTAGCAAGTCAGGTTCTGACGCTTACTATAACTACCTTATCTATATAATGTCGCTCACACCAGAGGACGAGATATGTGCAGAACCGTTTAATCTCGCTCTCAGATTGAATTTCCCAGACCTCTATAAGCAAGGCTATCGCATAGGCTTCTATCGTGAGGTTCCTCAGCGACAGGAAGAAATTGCACCGAAAGACAGACTAAATCAGCAGCAGTCATGAATATACTCGTAGACATTTTCAAGAACTTCTCCACCTTCAGTCTTTATGCGCCTGGAGTGGAAACTAATATGGACCTAAACGATTTGCGTTCGTCTGGCCTTACGGCTCGCAAGCGTATTGAAATCATCATCAGTCGTGCGGTGTTCGATGAACTTTTAAAAGAGAAAGAAAACTCTCCTCTTATGGAAGCTCTGCGTGCTGCTATGGCGAACATGACCATGGCAACTCAAATCATCTTTGATAGTGTTAATCGAAGGAAGGGCGAAGTCAATGTGTATAAGTATGAGCTGGAGGCGATGAAGCGTTCTTATATGGAAAACTATTGCAACGCTATCGATACGCTTGTACAACTGTTGTCTGAACCAACAGAAGGTGAAATCGCTGAACTGTGGCGCAAGACTCCTTACTATCCTATCTTGGAACGTTGCGAAATAAAGACTATGGATCAGATGGATTCAATCTATCCTATCGATGCATCTTATCTTTACTTCTTTAGAACTATACCATTGCAGAAGGAAACACTCGATGAAGTTATGTCGATTTACTTCGAGAAACTTACAGATGATAATAGAGAGCGCATTCGTCCTATCTTGTTGCTTGCCTTGGTAAAGAAGACAATAGCAAAGTCGCTCCGTAGGTTTGATATCCTCGAGTTCCCTTCGACGATTCGAAACCTCTTCGATGATAGTCACGCTGCACGCTCTGGCAAGGATGAATCCAGTGCTATCTTCGCACTTGCCGACCGCCTCGATCGTGAGGCAGAAGAACTCCTCTCGAATGCTGATACGCTGCTCTCCTCTGAGTCTGTTTCTGATTTTTGCTCTAATTCAGCATATAATCACCCTGATGATAATATCATAATGTTGCCATAATGAAAGATATCGAACTTGTATATAAAGGTGAAATACATCGCATCCCTAACCGTTGGGATGCGATGAATGACCGCCAGTATATCCGACTTGTGGGTGACTTCCTTCGTATGGCAGCAGGGGAGTTGTCAGCTGGAGAGGTTCGAATTAACTGGCTATGCGATATCATGGGTTGGAGCAAACGCAAGTTCCATTCAGAAGAACAGATTGCTAATCTCGTAGCAATCTCAGAACAGCTCACGTTTATGTTTCAGATAAACTATCCTGATAACAATAGCGTTCTGGACGATGTCGACGAGGATACTTACGAGTTATGCCGTCGTGTTGACCCTTATCGCTTGAATATTCCACTTGCACGTGTGCTGCGCAGGCTCGACTATCAATACGTAATCGACCTCTGTTTCTGTGCGCAACTTATTCCTTCTGTTCAGATTGGCGAGCGTTCTTATCCTGGTTATCGAATTGAGACGAGCTTCGGTACGCTTACTTGCTCTCTTACTGCCCTTCAGTACGTCGAAGCACAGGGGCTTATCGAACGAGGTGAGGAGTCGTTGCCTTTGCTCGCTGCCATTCTCTATTATCCAGAGAAAGAGTACAATTCTGAGCGTGCGCACGAGTTGGCTAACGATTTCGCTAAACTTCCACTCGAAACGCTTACAGCTATATCGTTTAATTTTCAGGCGTTTAACAATTATCTATTTAGTAAAACTTCATTCTCTCTGCTTTCTAAGTTCGCTCATAAACCCAAGCAGCCTATCACCACCGATGCCTCTGATGCACTCTATGACCTCTCCAAGGAGGGGCTTGGAAATGCAAAACAGATAGAGCAGATGAACGTACTTACTTATCTGAAGGTGCTGCGCAAGAAGACTATCGATGCGGTTAAGGATATGAAGGGTTTTGGCTGGGATAAATTAAAAATCAGTGAAGAGGTAGGGCTGCCTATCTCTGTAATCGATAAGATATTATGATTAAAGATCAGTTTCTCTATTTCGCACAATATCCGTCAAAAGAGGGTGTTCGTGCTATACTTACCAATGGTGCGAGTGACTTCCCTGGTTATAATGAACTTGCAAAGTCTCTTGATGACCTTCCCAATGTGTCGCGACTCCCTGAGATAGCCAACTATGTCTATGGTCAGTCATTCGATGAATTGAAGCAGCGTATCGATAAGTTAGTGGGCTCGTTCCTATTCGTGGATTATGGCGAACTGAATATGTCAGCGGATGGACGCAACTCTTATCAGATTACCCAGCGCATCGCCATCACCGTAGCAAACAAAATGCCGAACCGTGCTGATGCTGCTGAATATATGCTTTCTTCTGACCAGACACTTCGCCTACTCTCTAAGATTCACGCTTGGATGATTGCAGATGCCGAAGAAGGCGAACTCGATTGGATATCTCGTGGCGAACTCGACAAGGCGGAGATGATTCCTTTTGTCGCCACAGAACTCTCCTCGGTTGGTTGGACCTTAATGCTCAATTGTGTTGCGCCTGACACGCTTGGAACGCACCTTTTAAGTCGGTCCTTTGCGAAACAGCCTTAAATCCTTACCTTTGTATCGTTAATAAGTTGGTAGAATTATAGTTTGATAGTTAATAGTTTTTTCAGATTGAAGATTGTTTAGGATGACGGGCTAACGCAGTGATGCGTTAGCCCTTTTTGTATCGTTTTTTATCATTAGATAATTACTTCTAAATCACTGATTATAAAGGCGATAGTACTTGCGTGTTCCTTATTATAGTGTTACCTTAGCAGTACAATTAGAAACAAAGAACATTCAAAAAACAAAGATTATGAACGAGCAAATTCAGAACATTCTCAACGAGAACGGAACAAAGACTTCAAAGATTCAGAAGCTCCTTAGCCTTGGACTTACACGCAGACAGGTTGCTGACCTTGTAGCAAACGGAAACTACGGATTCGTGCAGAACGTCTACAAGCGAATGATGCAGGGAATCACACAGAGCGCAGCACAAGCAGCATCAACAGTTCTTCCACAACTCGACTACACTTTCAACCGCAACTTCGGTATTGAGATTGAAGCTTACAACTGCACACGTGAACGCCTCGCAAGAGAACTTACCGCAGCAGGCATCAGAGTTAACGTTGAGCGTTACAACCACAACGACCACAACGACCATTGGAAGTTGGTTACCGACAGCAGCCTTTCAGGCAACAACACCTTCGAACTCGTTAGCCCAATCCTCCACGGAGAGCAAGGAATTGAGGAACTTGAAAAGGTCTGCTGGGTCCTCGACCTTTGCAACGCTAAGGTTAACGACTCTTGCGGACTTCACGTTCACATGGACGCTGCTGAATTCGACCTTCAGACTTGGAAGAACCTTATAATCACTTACAAGCGCCTTGAGAATGTAATCGACCACTTTATGCCACTAAGCAGACGCAACAACCGCTACTGTAGGACCATTTCCACCATCTCAGAGATAGCAATCAACCGAGCTTCTAACATTAGCGACCTCAGAGCTGCTTTCGCTAACAACCGCTACCACAAGATAAACCTTGAAGCCTACGCACGCCACCGCACGGTTGAGTTCCGCCAGCACGGAGGTTCAACGAACTTCACAAAGATGTCTGCTTGGATTCATTTTCTCGCAAAAATGATTACCTTTGCAAAGCAAGGCAAGGTGCAAACCAACACCGCCTTGCAGGACGTTCCTTTCCTTACCGAAAGCGAAAAGTTATACTTCAGATTGAGAACTAAAAAATTAGCAGCATGTTAACAACCTACAGGCTGAAGGATGGCGACAAAATCGTCGCCACCTCTCCAGCCGACTTCCTTCACCAGCTTCGCACAGGCAGTCGCTTCGATAGCGAAGGCACAGACGAAGAATATATGGTGCGTTTCGCTCACCGCTTACAGGAACTCGAGGGCTACCTTGTTTCCACAGACAGCCCCGAAGCCTTACTTACCGACTTAATTAGCAACGGTTTCGTGACCGTTGAAAAATAAGACACGATGCTCGTTTCTTTGTTGCCGTAGCAGTTTCCGAACTGTTACGGCTTTTTTTATGTCAAATATTGAGAAAAAATAAACTTTCTATCAATAGTTATCAATTTCGTTAAGTCACGAAAATGTTTTAAATGTTAAATATTCAATCTTACTACGATTTTTTATAGTAAATATTTGCATACTACAAATATTTGTAGTACCTTTGTATTGTCATAAGAAAACAATGAGAATATGAAACAGAAAAAAGAAATGATGGAGGTCACACCCGAAGAACGGGAACTCCTCGAAAGGATGAGAAACTATAACAAATCTTATCCAAATGGCTATCCACAACTCCTTTGGGATTTACAGGAACTCTTCGACAAAATGGTCCGACAGCCATACGAATAAAGCTAAAGACCTCTCCCTTACGAGGGAGAGGCGCAATAAAGTAGAACTATAAAAAAGCAACAATGGAAACAGTTATGACAACCCCAGTAGTAGTTACTGATATGAAAAGAAAAGTACAAGACATCTTAATGTCAGTTTCATGGCGTGATTTTGCCAATACCTACTTTCAGAAATCGTCCTCTTGGTTTTACCACAAAATGGATGGTATTGACGGCAACGGAGGTACAGGTGGTTTTAACCAGCAGGAAACCGAGCAGATGCGAGGCGCACTTATCGACCTATCCAACCGCATTCGTCGTGCAGCAGAAAATATTTAGGCGAGGTTCTCATTGACCTTAAGACAAAAGTCACTCATCGCCTATGGGTGCATCTTAGCCTCTCGCAATGCGAGGGGCTTTACGCATAAAATAATGAAAAATTTGCGTCACGCAAAAAATATTTGCGCAAAATGTCGCTTATTTCGTTGATTATTCTTACATTTGCATCGGACATATATCGACTTATTACAGTTATGGCACACAGCAAAATCCCAACAACCGTTATCAAGGCTACTCCTGAGGTAAGGAGAATTCTTGATAAAATGAGAGCTAATAAGCGTACTCAGGTAGAGAAATTGCGCAAAATGAAACCTGAAGAATTCACGATACGCATCATGTTATAAATGGAAGAAACATATTCTATTCAAACCCCAGAGGGTGACAAATATGTTCTTTCTGTAATTGACGTGGAGATAACTTTGCTCTCTGACGATATTCAGCAGAGGCTTTTAAATCATAATCTACAAATAGGGGAAATAATCATTGAACGAACAGCTGGCAAACAATATACTTGCTATAAAGTTCTTTACCAAATCGTCACTTGGTTAGCTGGTATTTTTGCACAGCATCAAGGACTTATTTTGTATTATCTCTGTGATGATATGAATCCCATTCCGAATCAGAATACTAAAGGTAAGAATAAAGACCTTTCACCCCAAGAATATCGCAGCAGTTTATTTTCCAAACTTTTTGAAGGGTACAAAAAGAGTCATCAAGTTACAGGCATCTCGGATTATCCTATAATTATAGAAGGTGAAGGCTACAAACAGTTTATACATCTTATAGCAAGAGATTCGCACAAAAAACACGTCTTAGCCATGCGTAATGATATTAATACTGGCTGGGCAAAAGGATAGAACTTTATTTACAAATTAAAATAAAAGATTCATGAGAAAAGTATTGGTAGCCATACTTATGGCATTTATTGGACTCGGAGTTAATGCGCAGACACAAAATGCTCCTAAGAAAGAGTTAGAAAATTGTAAATTTGACGCTACTGGTAGTACATATTCCTTAACAGGAGTTGACGTGGTACCTAATACTAATGCAGGAGAGTTGTATAACAGGGCTTTCAAATGGGTTTCGACAACATACAAGAATCCTAACTATGTAATTAAATCTAAAGATAAGGATGCTGGAGTTCTTGTTATTTATGGAGCTTTTGATAATATATATAAAGGAAGACTTGAGTTAAATTTTAAAGATAACAAATATAAGTGGGTTGTTTCAGAAATGGTGCAAACCATAGGGGGTGATGAGCCTGTTGAGAAAAATCCGATGTTCAAATTAATGGAGGGCTCAGTTATGAAAATGGCTTGTTACAATTATATAACAGCTCTCCGCACTGCAATGTTACAGAAAGGAGACGAATGGTAATTTTTGCGTAACGCAAAAAATAATCGCATTTTTGTTTGGCGGTTACAAAATAACTCCTTATCTTTGTAACCGTCAAAACATTGAGGATTATTTCTCAAACGAGGGCAAGATGATATCAAGCCCCGAACTTATTAAACTTCGATGGGCTTATTTTTATGCCCATATTGCAGACTACTGCAACGAAGATATGGCGGATGCCTTCCAGTGATTTAGCCCTTGTGGAGAATCTCGATGTTTTGACGAACGGGAAGAGCATCCGCTTTTTTCGTATCCGTACCCAGCGGTTCTGGGAAATGTCAAAACATCGAGTATTATGCAACAAGTAATCGAATTCGAGAGCTCTGCAAAACAACAGCAGCCTATCGACGTACGTGCTACGATACAGCGCAAAATTAAGTCTCTTAATATTTGGCTCGACTCAAAGAGCGAGTTCTACAGCCGTATCTGCGAGTTCTCAGTTACCCGTCGTTTGGTAATTCGAGTTAACCTTGTATCTTTGTGCGTGGGGTTAGCAGCTATCGCTATTGAGCAGCAGCCTATCACATCAGTGGTCTCAACTATTTGTGCAGGCTACTTAGTATACCGTATAAATAAACAAGAAAAGAAAGGAGGCAAAAAATGAAAGACTTAACCCCAGCTGAAATGGAAATACAAATGGCTTTTCCCGATATGATAAAAATGACCGTAGAATTTGAAGTTGTATTTTCAAAGAAAGAAGTGGAAGAAAAGGGCAGAGAAATTGCTACCAGTTTACAAACCTATTTATTGCGGTATGAGCATCATGCAAGATCAGCAACGTTTTACTTTAGCGATGAAGCAAAAAATATTGTCATAAATATGAAAGAAGGGCAAAAGGTAGAATTAGTGCAAAGAAATGTTGCAGGAAATATAATTCCAGGTCTTTGCAAAACAGGAACACTGGATGGCTTAAACGAAGTCGTATATGTAGGGTATATAAGTGGCGATGCGTGTGTAAAAGTAAACTTTAATGGTAGTATAGATATGTATGCTATCTACTGTCTTAATTTTGGTAACCAACGCCCTTTGAATAAACAAGAAAAGAAAGGAGGCAAGGCATGATATTCGTTTATAATTACTTCAAGGTTCCTGATGTTCCAAAAGACCTTGAACCGCTTTCCGAATTTATAAAGAAATATAACAAGGTTCTTGTAGCAGACATTGATACGTTTGCAGCATTTATCGATGAGGTGTATAAGAAGTTTAACTCGATTCCCAATGTGAATGAAAAATATACGCTCAATCTTTCTGATAGTTCAATCGCTATTGATGACAACGAAATTCCCTTCTCGGTGATAAGTATAGGTTTCTCCAACATACTTGGCTTATGGGGTTTTCAGACTTCTGAAAGTTCTACCCAGTGCGAACAGCAGAACCTTGAGATTTTTCCTGTCCCCGATAAAGGTGAAGCAATTTTCACTCTCCCAGATCATTTAAAAAGTATAATTAAGAAAGGAGGCAAGGCATGATATTCTTTGATTATTATTTCAAGGCACATTCTACCCCGAAGTACCTTGAGCCTGTTGTTATGTGTATGGAGCGACGTTACCAAGTCCTTATGGCAGATGACTCGACACTAAAGAAGTTTGTTGCAGAACTTACATCAGAATTGAATTCCATTCCAAAGGCAAAGGAAAGGTATAAAATCAAAGTCGATAAAGGCTATATTCATATCATTACTACTCACGAATTCACTGAAGCCGTTATACGTCTTCACTATAAAGAGGTTCTTTCTTTGGAAGGTTTCAGCGAGAACCTCTGTGAGAACCTTAATGAAGTGGCTGAGAAAGGAGGTGAGAAATGATATTTTTTGATTATTGCCTTATAGATTTTTCAATCTCAAAAGAGCTCGCACCGCTTGCTGACTGTCTGAAGAAATACCAAGGAGTTCTTGTAGCGGACGAAAAAGCATTCAACAAGGTTGTTGAAGACTTGGAAGAAAAATATCGTGCTATTCCAAAGGCTGAAGAAAGATTTCTTTTCAAGGTTAGCAAAGATCCTATCGGAGTTATCTCTGTTCGCAGAAACAACTCTACGAAGAAGTGTGTATTGCGCATCTATTTCACACCAGTACATGGTATGTTTGGTTTCGACTCTTCTCAAGAGTCTATTCAGCCAGTACCAGACGATGGTGACGAATATTACTCTTTGCCTGAAGATATAAAAAATAGTGTTCAGAAAGGGGGTGAGAAATGAAGATCATAACCGACCCAGCTGTTTATGATTACCATGCTGAAAAAGGCTTATTCATACCGTTAGATGACTTCTGTTCAACACCAGGCTTGATAAAGTCATTAAGAGATAATGTTAAGCGTCAACTCACGAAGGCGACATCTTATCTCGACTATTATAGAGGTATTCATGAGGCAGGCGAAGCTTCTTCACGTCAACAAACAGCTATGGATAGATGGGAAGAGCGTGTGAATAATCTTAAGAGTTCTTATAAAACTCTGTCAGAAGTAAAGAAAATAATTGATTTAAAATGAAATACAAAATGAAAGCGTCTATCGTTAATCTCGACGAACAAACAACTGAGACCCTTCGAGCAATGCTCGACCCTGGTTATATCTCTGAGCGCACTGAACGCTTAGAAGCCATCGAGGGTTTTCTTATTGATCAATGGAGGGATGCTGGCAATATAAAGTCTGACACCGTCCTCACATTCCTCGATACTCTACGCTCACTGCGTAGGGATCTCAACTCATTTCTCACCTCGGTTGACCCGCACGGAGATACCGATAATCAAAAACAATAAAACCTTAAGACAATGACAACGAAGAAAGAAAACGACGAGCAGCCTATAACTGACATCAGTATATACATAGCTGCTTTATCAGCGACATACCGTCCAGCGTCGACACCAGCAGAAGCTACTCACTTCTTCTCTACCCCCGAGGTAATAGATGCTATTCGCAATTTAGACCCTTCTGCTAAGGTGTGTGCAGAGCAAATAACCAAAGCTCTTCTCGATGCAGGATATAAGTTCTGCAATCGTCCTGGTGCGCAAGCGTTAGAGTTCAAGTGGATGTTCCGTGAAATATAATGTTTGTTCTATTAAATTCGTAGAGGGCAGTGCGTTGTGAAGCGTGCTGTTCCTCGTCCTTTAATCTCTTTTATAAATCAACTATCTTTGCTTTATGATTACAGAAAGCCTTATACGAAAGAAATTCGTTCATAACACAATGACAGATGCTGTCAATCGTCTCTATGCAGCATGGAGACCAGCCGTTTCAGTCTTTCAGGTACGTTCAGGCGAACTTCAACGCTTTGCTCAAAGCGGAGCTTCTTCAAAGCAAATCTCTGATGGTTCGTATGAATTACGTTTGTTTATACCTTTACACCTTCGTTTTCTTGATATTCAATATCGAAAACCTAAAGGGAAAAGAGCACAAGGACAGTCTAATCTTTATAATAAACTTGTCTGGCCTATCCTTTATAAGCACGTATTTCCAGAACTACGCTATGGGCTTACCGACGAGGTTCGCAACTCTCTACATAATCAATTGTCCCATGCAATAGAAAGTAAATAATCAGACTATCACTTGTGCGTTTCAAGGATATTGCTTATCTTTGTCGCAGGAGCTAAAAACAAAAACTATGTGGATATTTCTCGAAATAATCATAACACTCATAACAATGCCCTTCTTTATAAAGGCTGACGATTGGTGCTGGAGAGCTTGCCTTATTTACATTGGTTGCTGCATGCTCTTTACACCCCTCGTAGGAATCCCCGTTTTTCTCTTTGCTTTCAGCAGATAGACAAACAGTTTTGTCCTTTCCTACTTTATTGTCTGTTATTAACTTTGTTTATAAAAGGTAATAACAGACAATTTTATTTATGGCAAAACATTTATCTGAAGACGAAGTTACACTCGTTGTAAATGCTAAGGCAGACAAGGCGCAGCAGAATATTCGTAAGTTCTCTAAGGAAATTGATAACCTTGGAGAGCGCAATAAGTCACTCCAACGTCAAATGGAATCTCTCGAACTTGCAGGGAAAAAGAATACTGATTCGTGGAAACAACGACGTGAAGAGTATGGCAAGAATGCAGCACAGATCCGTAACCTCAAACAACAGATTGCTGCCGAGACGAAAGCACTTGACCTTAATGCTCTCACTATGGCACAACTACGTCAACAAGCACGTAGTCTTCAACGACAGCTTGACAATACGTCTAAAACTATTAATCCAGAAGATTGGAAAAAACTCTCCAGCCGACTCTCTGATGTTAGGGATCGTATGGGTGAACTTTCCGATGCTTCAAAAAGCCTTGTTGAAAAATACGCCAACCCACAAGCCATGTCTTTCCTCCATGGTGAACTATTTGTCCGTTTTGCAGAACTGGTAGGAAAAGCCCTCCAAAAGGTAAAAGAGTTTGCTGCTGAAGGCATCAGTATGGCAGAGTCTGCTGATGGTGTTATCCACGCTTTCCGCAATCTTAATCAACCTGGGCTTCTTGATAACCTTCGAAAAGCTACCAAAGGAACTGTTAGTGATATAGAGTTAATGAAAGCAGCTGTCAAAGCTAAGGATTTCCGTATCCCTCTCGAAGATCTTGGTAAATACCTAACCTTCGCTCAGCTTAAAGCACAACAGACAGGACAATCGCTTGACTATATGGTGGATTCTATCGTAACGGGTCTTGGGCGTCAGTCTCCACAGATTCTTGACAATCTCGGACTGTCTGCTGCTGAAATCTCAGAAAAGACAAAAGAAACTGGAGACTTTATGAAGGCGGTAGCTTCTATCGTCGAGAAAAATGTTGCGTCAGCAGGAGAAACTTACATCTCTGCTGCTGATCGCGCTGCTCAAAAAACTACTGAACTCGAAAACAAACAGTTACAATTAGGAGAAGCCTTACTCCCTCTTAAGGAGAAAGCCGTAGATACGTTTGGCTCTATGAAGATTAGTATCATGGAGTGTATTGTCTGGCTTATGAATCATCGTAAAGCTTCAGCTGCACTTGGCTTAGCTATTACGAGCCTCACTATCAGTATGACAGTTCTTAATACTGCTTTCAGGACTTGGATAGCACAAACAGCAGTCGCAAAGGTAGCTATAGCAGGATGGACCTCTGCCGTAACAACACTTAAAGGTGTTTATTTACTTGTTGCAGCTGCTATTAATGTCATGCGAGGTAATACTATTCGTGCTACGGCTCAGATGCGACTTTTCAATCTAAGTTGTAAAGCAAATGTTATTCTTCTTCTTGTTACTGCAATAGTTGCAGCAGGAGTTGCTCTCTACTCATACATGCGTAGCGTGGATAAGGTGAAAGTAGCTATGGTGAATTTCAATTTAGAACATGCACGCACCACAGCTGCAATAAAGAAACAGAATAAAGAGATTCAGAAGTCTGTCAATGACTCTACAGCTGAAGAAATCACAAAAATAAAGTTATTGCAAAAAACAATACATGACACCTCTAAATCATATAATCAGCGGAAAAAAGCCATTCAAGATATGCAGGCTATTGTTCCTGGTTACCATGCTACGATATCAAGAGAAGGTAGGCTTTTTAACGAAAATACTAAAGCTATAGATATCTATATCCAAAATCTCCGTCGTGCAGCTCGTGCTGAAGCTGCCTATGAGAAGATGAAAGATAATGAGAAAAAGATTCTTGATGCCCAAGATACCGTTTCAGACTCAAGCCAAAAGGGGCGTAACGTTAGTAATGCCGCACAACGTAGGGGTATTAATATTGCAGCAGGAGAACGTGTGCAGAAGAAAACGCAAGTGTTCGAAGGTGCTACCCCTGGCTCTGCTATGACTAATGAATATTATGTAGTTGTCGACAAAAATGGAAAGGTCCTCCGAGAGATAAGTAAAGATAAAGCTATCCCTATTATGAAAGACCAAGAATGGGGCGATATGTTCGGAGCGAGAAAGAAGGTGGCTCAAGACCAAGTGCAGCAGTACACTGCACAAAACGACCGCTTACAGAAAGTTATTGAGCAGAATGGTGGTATCAATCAGAAATTTAAATCAGGTGGAAAACCTCAGGGCGGTTCCCCTGTTGGCTCTGTTGGTGCAGAATTAGATATTATTTCTGCAAAAATAGAGGCTTTGAAAGCAAAACGTCTAACTATTAAGGTTGGTGATACGAAAGGGCTAAAAGCAATTGATGCTCAAATCGCAGCGTTGGAAAAGCGCAAGAGCAGTTTAGAATATGGTAAGTCTTCAGGGAAGACAAAGACTAAAACAAAAACTCACAAAGGTCCTAATCCAGACGATGTGGCAACAAAAGATTTCACACATGATCGTACTCAGGACCTCGATGCAGAAAAGCGAAGTTACGATAAGAGTTTGAATGCTCTGAAAGAAGCTCTTGCTAAAAAGAGTCTTACGCAAGAGCAATACAGCGCATACGTGGCTGCTCTCAATATTCAGCATCAGAACAAACTTCTCGACATAGAGAAGGCATATTTGCAACGCTCTGAAAACTTAGTGTTTAAGGATGCTGCGAAAAAGAAGACCTTGCAGGAAGGACAAGCTAAAGCTGTCGCTGATCAGCAGCAGGCAGCAAACACCGCTTATATCGAGGCTGAAAAAGAATACTACGAATCGCTTGAGAAGATACAGCAGTTAGCACCTAATAAGGCACAGACGTTAAAAGAAGAATGTGATGCAACATTGCTCTTCTTGGATGGATATTACAAAGCTTCATTGCAGCGAGCAAAAGAGAATGGCGAGCGTGAGAAAGAAGTCGCAAAGATTTACGAAGCTGCTAAGGCTGCTATCATCGTAGACTATGCGAAGAAAGCAGAAGAGCAAAAGGCACAAGCACGACAGGAGTATGGGCTTGACACATTCGAAGACCAGTATGCCGCACGTCGCAAGAAGATAGAAGATGATAGTGTACTCAATGAGCAGGAACGACAGCAGGCTCTTACTAATCTTGAGCAGCAGGCAGAAGAACACCGCTTTCAGATACGTCAGCAGTATGGTCTTGTCTCACAGCAGGAAATCTATAATGCAGAGTTGAATCAGTTGAAGATGCACCTTCAGAATAAAGAGATATCTGAAGAAGAATATGAAGAGGCAGTGAAGAATATGAAGATTGCCAAAATGAAGGAGGCATTCGATTTTTACTCTAACCTCTCCAGCGGTGCTGTTCAGGCGCTACAGCAAGCAGAGGAAGCGAACGTTGATGCGAAGTATGATGCGGAGATTGAAGCAGCAAAGAAAGCAGGTAAAGATACCACGGAACTTGAAAAGAAGAAAGCGGATGAGAAACTGAAGATACAGAAAAAGTATGCTGATGTTAACTTCGCAATCAAAGCCTCTCAGATTATAGCTGACACAGCAACCTCAATCATGAAGGCTTATGCAGACCTTGGACCAATCGCAGGTTCTATCGCTGCTGCCTTGATGGGTGTGACTGGTGTTGCACAACTCTCAGCAGCGAATGCGGAGCGTCAGCGTGTTAAACGTATGTCGCTCAATGGTGCAGGCGGTTCCGCCTCTGCTTCAGGCGCACGTGTTGCCACTGGACTTGAGTCGGGAGGTAGTATCGATGTCGAGCGTAGACAGGATGGCAAAATGTTCCGTGCTGATTACGACCCAGACAAGCGTGGGTTTATCGACAAACCAACCGTTCTCGTCGGAGAAGGTGGGTATGGTCACAGCAAAGAGTGGGTGGCTTCGAACGCTGCTGTTGAGAACCCTACAATAGCTCCATTCATTGATATTATCGACCGTGCACAGCGTGCAGGAACTATTCGCACACTCGACATGAATAAGTTTCTCATTCAGCAGGCGCAAGGTCGTGCCTCTGGTGGATATGTCACGCCAACAGTTAATGACGTGCGTGGCGTGGTTAAGGATTCTTATAGGGATACACTCATTGAGCGATTAACCGATGTTCTTGACCGATTGTCTGTTGACGGTATTCCAGCATCTGTTTCTCTTAATGAGATTGAACAGAAGCAGCAGCTACAAGACAAGGCACGAAGATTCGGAAGTAAATAGACTTAACACCTTACATAGTAATGAAGATAACTAACATAGAGAAGGGCGAAGACTACAACCTCAAGCCCGACACACAGATACAAGTTGAACGAACCAATCCGTTCTTTAATGATTATGGCGAACAGACTACACCACTCGAGTTGCCATCGTCAGAGCGTAACCGCAGGATACTCGGTTTCCCTGATTCATTCGGTCGACGTGTGAAGATGACTGCTACCGATGTCGCGATACAAGATGGAGAGTACTTCGCTCAATGTAGGCAGGTGGTACTGTCTGCTCAATACAAGGGTGGAATCTCAACCTCCTTCTATATTAATGACGGCTCTTTCTATTCAAGAATTCAGAAAGTAAAGCTGAAGGATATTTTCAAAGGCGAATTCATACCAGGTGTGAATACTGTAGAAGAAGGGATTAATTTTTGTCGTAATCTTCGCAATAACTCTAATGAGCATTACGGCATCTTTCCTGTGCTTTTCACGGACGATTCTGGACAAAAGGCAGGTCTTAATTATAAGGTATTAAATGGGTTTGGTAAGGAAAAGGTGTTGAGATACGACAAGATCTACGACTTCCTTCCAGAGGTACCTTCAGCTACTTCCTTTCACCCTGATATGAGCGGTGATGACTGTGACTTCTATAATGCAGTGCAGCGTACAGAGTATGTCGATGACATACCAATCACGCTCGCACCTGGATATTATATGTCACCATTCATCCGTGCGAACTACCTTCTGAAGCGTGTCTTTGCTTACTTTGGGTATGATCTGCAAGAGAACTTCTTTACTCGTACAGAACCATTCAATAAAATGGTAGTCGTAAACAATGTGATGGACGTGTTGGTGAATGGAAAGATAAAGATTGCTGACCTTGTTCCTGATGTTACCTGTGCAGATTTTATCTCTGTTTTTCGTAAGAAGTTCTGTTGTGAGTTCACCTCTGATGAAGGTAAGCGCATTGCAGATATCATCTTCTTGCGTGATGCGCTAAACGAAACTCCGAATACCGACCTTACCCATTGCGTAACGCAAGAACCTACACTCTCTTATAAGTCAGAGAACGACTACAAGCGTATTACTCTCTCAGCAGAGGAGAAGGTTGATTCTGAAATTTCTGACTCTTACGACGACTTAGACAGCTTAGTCAAGGCGAATCCGACCGCTTACTTCGACCCTGTCGATGGGGCTATCTATAAGACTGGATGGTCTGGTGACTTCCAAGTGACGGTGAAGATAGGCGAAGCTTCGCAAGACTACAACACAGGAGAAACACTTGAAGCAAAAGAGATAAAGGTTCCTGAACTCATACCAGAGTTGCGAATGCTTAGCTATAAGGCTACAATCAAGGAGGAAGACTTCACCTATGATATGGGTAAGTTCCTCTACGTAGGTTCGTACATGTCGCTCAACTCGAAGATGGTCGTTGCAACAGAACCGAAGGAGAACACTTCTGAATCTGCCAACAAACAAAAGACGATACTCGCCTTTAGTTATCTTTCAGACGGTCGTCCAGCAGGAACTATCTCTGCTTACGATGTGAATGCACCTTCACATCCTCGCATTTTCGATTACGCCTTGCATTACAATGGTCCACAAGGCATCTTTGAAAAGTTCTACCGTGAATACGACCTGCTACTGCGCAATTCTCTTCACGATATGAAGGTGAAACTACTGCTCTCTCAGTCGCAAAAACAGAATCTATCCTCTTATGCTAAGGTCGTTATTCGTGGTGTGCCTTTCTTTTTCAACAAACTCAAGTTCACACTTGGTGGTAAGAATGAGCCAGTAGAATCAGAACTCTACACGGTTTCTCTCATGCAGCCTACCATTACTGCTCCTACTATCAATGAGCAGCTCAAGGCGATGGATGTAAAGTATAAATGGATAGGCAAAGAGAAACAGACATCGGTTACATGGGAAGAGTACAAATCAGCTGATCGAGAGCGAAACAAGACCTTCGTAACGGTCTACCCTCCTCTACCTTCTGCTGAGTATGTTGGTGTGCAATATGGTAAGCAGCGTTCTTACACCGAGCGAATAACAAGGAAAGGTGGCTGGTTCCGACATGGAGAGTACGAATACACTCGAACAGAGGTGTGGTTGGAATGCGTGCCGATTTAATTGCGGATAAAACCTGTCCTTTATTATTTCCTATATATATGGTAATTTTGTGATAAACAATTCGCACATGGATATTATTCTTAAACCTGATTCGCTCAGCCTGACAGGCTCAATGAATCATTTTATCATATCAAGCACACAAGAAATCACATTCGTTCTGAAGTATGCAGACTCGAATGAGATCATTGTGCAGCACATTTATACACCGAACAAGGCTAAGCGCATAGAGATAGACTTGGAGAATATCATCACTCCGCTGCTGTCATTTCAGATCCAGGAGTCGACTACAATTTATCGTCAACCGAACATTGCTCGTGAGTTCTTAGTTAATCTCATCGAAGATAAGACAGCTGCACAAGAGTCTTGGCAATTCACGGTACTCCGTGCTGGTATAGATAAGTTCTCCGAGTCTGCATCAAGTTGGTTGAAGCGCAACTTCCTTACGTGGCAGCCTACGGTGAAGCCTGTTACCTATTACACTCCAGAGTTCCTTAGCTACTACGCTGTTGAGGACTGTGTTGCGAAGTGTCGTGCTTACGTAGAAGAGAATGGTAGTTATGTTCAGACTGATATCGAACTCGGAACTCTCTCTCACGGTAAGGTGTGGACAATGCCAATGCAGTATGGAGTCATCGCTGGTAAGCTCGGCAAGATGCCAAGCTATTATGACGTTTGGGTGGAAGACACTGCTGGTACTCGTCTCACCTACATTCAGCGATACTATGCTTCAGATATTCGAAGTGAGGAAGAACAGTGGGTACTCTTCGAGAACTCTCTGGGTGGTATCGACACCTTCCGTGCGTATGGTGATGCAGAGAATACAGCGAAACACACGCACAATGTAGCTGAGATTGAGAATGACTCGGAAGAGTATCGTGTCGATACCGTCAGAGAATACAAGAAGAATACTGGTTTTCTCTCCAAAGAGGAACGCAAATGGTTGCTCGACTTCTTCCCTTCATTGGGCAAATTCCTCTACATAGGTAACTATGTGCGTCGCATTGTAGTAACAGAGAGCGACGTGAGTTGGCAGACAAAAGACCTCCCTTCATCTTATACATTTACCTATAAGTACGCAGATGCACGTCCTTACCTGAATATTACCAGGTCAGAGGACGCTGCACCTGCAATGTTGGATATCAAGATTCCTGATGTAGGGTCTTTTACCATCGCCCCACGCTTAGTTGAGCTTGAGCGACTACCGCTGAGCAGTGGGGCTCTCTTTCCTGTGCAGAGTCCTTACTCTGACAAGTGGAACATCACCACAGCAGCAGCTATCCTTGAATGGTTTTCTCGTGAGGTCACCACCGCTTACAAGGGTGATGGTGCGTTTGGACATCATCATGACAACATGTCGGTACTGCGTGCGCTCGACCGCATTGGTGGTTACCTCACCTTGGATGCGCAGAAGATACTCGCTGGCCTTGCAGATGAAGCTAAGTCTGCTCGCTCGCTTGACCCTAAGAGTGTCGACTGGGAGAAGATTGTTCGCACCGATCAAGACTCCATCGTTAACTCACTGACTACTTTCATGAAGGGTATCGTGTTTGGTAAGTCGGTTCGTGGTGAGTCAGGTATATCCATCTACCAGGATGAAGAAGGGAACTGGCATCTCGATGCAGAGTATCTGCACGTACATCGTAAGCTCACTGCAGAGGAGGTTGAGATTATGAAGACCTCACACATCAAGGGTAAGATTGTGAACTCTGCTGGTAGTTTCGTGGTATCTAAGATTGAGAGGACTGTAGATGCCTGGAGATGTTACTTCCGTCAGGAAGATGCTGACGGACGCAGAATCTATAACTCTATGCAAGTGGATGACCTTGCACTGTGCGAGACATTCAACTTGATAGATGCTGGAGGACAGCTGTCTAATCACTACTGGTATAGACGTGTTACCGCTGTCGGTACTGATTATGTCGACATTGCAGATAACACGAATGCGGATAACTATGCGAGTGGTAGTGATATTCCACAGGTGGGTGATGAAGTTGTGCAGCTTGGTAACCTCACTATAAAAGATAGACAGAGTGCTATCATACAATCAGCAGCAGGAGAGGGTTCACCGTACTTTAAGATTATAAAAGGTATTAATAGCTTTACCCTTCCTGACCCTATCTTCCTTTTTGATAAGCAGAAATTCGAGATAAGGGTTGAGGACCCTGCTACTCGTGGTAAGTATATCCTCCTGCAAGATTTCTTGGTGTCTATGCAGGGACGTCTTAGTTCGGTTATGCAGCAGTCAGATAAGCAGCTTGTTTTTTGGTTTGGTGACGTGGTTCCAACGCTCACCACTGAACCTGCTAACGAATGGGCGGACGATGCTACAAAGGAATTGCACGTGCATGATATCTACTACAATCGCTCATACGTTGAGACAGGTGGAGGTCGTGCTTATTCTTTCGAGCGGAACCCTGATGGCTCTTTCTCTTGGCACGAGATTACAGATGCTGATGTTCTCAAATCATTAGAAGCAGCAAAGCGAGCACAGGACACAGCAGATGGAAAGCGTAGGATGTTCGTGCGTGAGCAGCCTGTTCCTCCGTATGATAAGGGCGACCAGTGGAGTAACGCTACTTATAAAGATGAGTATAAAAACGACTTGCTCGTTTGTATTCAGCCAAAGAAAAAGGGTGAAGAGTTTAGTATTAAGGATTGGCAAGCAGCACAGGAGTTTACAACGAAGCAGTTTAAAGCCTCATTGGATGTTGGTTATAAGTCAATCTCTGCTGCCGTGACAGACTTGTGTACTGGTCTTGAAAAAGTAGGTATGCACTTGAATGGTGAGAATAGTACCTTTGACATCGTTGCAGATAGGTTTACAGTTCAGACTACAGATGGTAAGGTTGCGTTAGTAGCTTCAGATGGAACGATTGATGCTTCTCGTGTACGTATGCGATGTGAACACGGTTCAATTTACTTCGGTGAAGTTGATGGGTATCCGAACATCATTCTTGCGAATGAACTCGGACAGCCACAGATAATGCTTAATCATCGTGGTATAGTGAATAAGTATGGAGTAGATATGGAGTTGATTAATGCCAGCAGATACTTCGTTAGCAAGCGTGATGGTAAGGCTTATCTCGGTGTTAATATCATTGTGAAAATCACCAATAGAGGTTTTCAACAGAATACTTATGGCGGTGGTGATATTAAGTTGACTGCTACGCTTGATGATAAGTCATATGAATCTATAACCTTACAGTTAGGACAGCAATACACAGATGACAATAAGGCTATAATAGCAGCTACAACTCCTATCACACTTAAGATTGGAGAGAGTGGAGAAATGATTTATGGTGGATTGTTCGAGATAGGCTCTACAAGTGGAGGTGCGGTTGTAGCTCAAAAGATATCTTACTCTGTGCGGTCTGTTTATTACGACACCGTCGTTGCTAAGTCGTATGTTTCGGAATTAGGCGGAAATAACTTCTCTTCTGATAGTGGTGGGAATCTAATCAACCCATCGAATGGCGATGAACCACCTGCTGTTATACCAGCACCTAATATGGATGTTTAATTAAATAAAATTGTGATATGAAAAGTTTTTTAGATTGTGTTTACAGGATTTTCGGAAGGCTCGCTGCTATCGGTAGCGATAAGTATCTGCACATGTTTGCTGGTCTTGTCGTTTCTATGATTGTGTGCAAAGCCTTACATGCCATTGATGTGTACTTAATCTTCGCATTGGTACCAGCATTCTTCATCATGACTGGAAAAGAGAGTGTCGATTACTACTACAGAAAGGAGCAGTTCGATTGGCTCGATGTCTGTGCAGGTATGCTTGGTGCGATCGTGGGTGTTTTTCTTTTCCTATTGTAAAGGAGGTGTTCGTATGGATATAGTTGAATTACAGTTTACACCAGAGTTTATTCACTCTGTAGCTACACATCTTATAACATGTGTCGTGATGTGGGCTTTAGTCGTTAGCGCAGCCTTCATCGACCTATGGGACAGGGTTTATACGCAAAACAAATTGAAGAAGCCTTTGACTTCGCACCTTATGCGTAAGACGCTTGGTAAGATTGGTGAGTATTGGCGATTTCTTCTTATCGCCTTGATTATCGATGTCGTGATTTTCACGTCTTGTTCTCTGTTAGGTGTTAAGACTTTCCCTATCTGTACATTACTGTTCTCTGCTTCCTTACTCATCATAGAAACAAAGAGTCTCATTGAACATGCAAGAGAGAGAAAGAGTACTGCTGCTGATATGCAGCGCATCATTCAATCAGTCGTTAGTGCAGCTTCAGATAGAGATGCAAAGAAAGTTATTCAGTATGTCGCTGACTACATTGGTGAAGAGAAAAATGTAAATCAAAAAATAGAAGAATAGTATGGCAAATTTTTCAATAGCAGAGCTGGTACAATCCAGCACTGCTGAACAACTCAAGATAAACAATAACCCTCCTTCTATTGTGAAGGTTCATCTTACCGAAACGATTACTCTTTTAGAGAGTATTCGTGCGGAATGGGGTAAGTATTGCGAGCGTCACAAAATCGAGAACCCTGCTATCCGTGTGACAAGTGGCTATCGTTCACCAGAATTGAATAAGGCTGTAGGCGGAGTGAAGACCTCCGCACATGTCGAGGGCTACGCTGCTGACTTGCAGCCTGTCAATGGTAAGCAGACTGAGTTTGAACGATTCATGGCTAACGAGTTCTCCAAGATGGGGTATTCTTACGATCAAATCATCGTGGAAAGAAGTAAGACTTCAAGGTGGGTACATGTCGCCTACAAGAATACCGACGGACGGCAGAGGAGACAGTGTTTCAAACTTAAAGTGTAACAAAGTGAGGGAGTTTTTCTCCCTCACCTAAATCGAAAGAGGTATGAATAGACTTATAGATACACCGTGTAAACTATTAATTTGCGTCCTTATAACAATGTGCGTTGGATGTCGGACTAAAAAGTCGGTCGCTATTGAAAGCATCAAGCAAACGTATAATAGTGAGAAGGTGACAACGGAACGAAACGAAAAGCATGTATCGCTTATCGACACAACTAATATAGACGAATTAACAAGTGTGATACGTGAGTTTGTTTTTGATGTCCCTTGCCTGGAGGATAGTTCTGCTGCTAATGCAAATGTCGGGAGCAAAGTCCCAATGGTTGAGTATAAAGCCGACGGCAGTATTATCATTAATCGTGGTTTGAAATCCATTAAAGAGAGAATTGAAAGCCACAAAAACGAAAAACGAGGGCTGTCAGAGGAAAAAGATAGTACGGTTAACAAGCAGACTAATACGAAAGTCAACTTCACGGAAAACAAACGACATAAAGATAAACACGTTGAGCAGGTACAGATAGCAGAGCCATTCAGATGGTGGCAAATTATAATGGGCTTGCTGGTGTTGTCTATTGTTGTCTTTGGACTAAAATTTAAGCCAAGTATAAAAGGCTTCCTCCTCAAGATTTTCAACAGAATAAATTAAACGTGTTGAATGAAGCACATCAAGGTCTATATAACAGAAAGCCGTACGAAAGATAACCGCTTC